CGCGCCGTCGAGGTTCGCGCCGTCGAGGTTCGCGCCGTCGAGGTTCGCGCCGCGGAGGTACGCGCCGTCGAGGTTCGCGCGCTCGCCACCTTCCTCATCGTCCAGCCACAAGCGGTGCTTTTCGAGAATCTCGGCGAGTTCGGTTGCGTTGTAGGTTTTCTCGTTCACATCGGTATCTCCCATCGGTTGGTTGCATCGGTGTGAGGGCTGACGGGGCTGGGGTTCCTCGGTGGTGCCGAGGCCGCCAACCCCCACACCGATGCAACCGGTGTTCTGTGTTGCATCGGGCCGCATTTCCGGCATCAGTGCGGCGGCTGACCCTGAGGGGGCTAGGCCCCTGCCGTGGTGGCTTGAAGTGGGCGCGGTTGCCGGAGTGCCTTGGGCTCCGGCAGGCGGTGATGAGGTCCGCCCCCTAACGACACCACTACGTGGCAGCCACCTAAGCCGTGTGTTCGAGGTACTCGCGGGCCGCAGCGATATGGCGGAGGCCGAAGCTGGTCGGCATCCAGCGGTAACCGGTTTCGGTGTCCCGACGGTCGATGAGGTGCTCGCGCTGCATGCGGTCGAGAGCGGCCTTGGACAGGGGGCGGGTGACTCGCCGCTCCAGCTCCTCGAAGCTGAGCGGGCCGGTCGCGTCTGCCAGGAGCACGAGGACCTGGGCGGCCGACGGGCTGCCAACCCACTGCTCGGGCTCGTCCTGCGACGCGTCCTCTTCCAGTGAACGAGTGTTCACCAGGTTGTAGGTGAAGCCGCCGATGTTGGGGATGACCTGCACCTTCTCGCCGGCCTGCAGCGCCTCGAAGTCCTCCTGGCCGACCGACACGGAGTCGACGCCGAGCTTCTTCATGACGATGCCGATGGCCAGGATGGTCGCCTGGGTGAATTGCTCCTGCTGGCGGCTCTCCAGGGTGGTAAGCAGTTCGAGCGATTGCGAAGTCTTCATGACGTAGGTTCCTCGTTTCCTGTTGGCGCCTGTACATCCTGTTGATTCTCCAGGCAAAGCGAGACGTCCTGGTGGAGGATCCCAAGCTGCAGCAGCGCATCGATCGTGTGTTGGCGAGCCTGGTAGACCAGGGCCCTTGTGTTGCTTTCCAAGCCACCGGGAGCGGTGGGGTGCTTCATGGAACGACTCCTATCTAATAGCACTGAGGTGAGTGCAGTCAACAAAAAGTTGATTATTTGCCTAAAAGTTTACTACCGTCATCCCGTACGGGTGACGACGGCAGCGATGATGATGTCCCCATCGTCAGCTCGGAACTCGCCGATGCTGCTTTTGTACTCGGCGCTGGTGCGCTGACGTGCGACGCGGATCTGGCCGTTCAAGGTGTTGCGGATGCGCTGCTTCTCCGCCTGGACGGCGGACCAGGCGGGTGGAGAGTTCTCGCCATCCAGGCGCACGGCGCTGGCGTAGGTCTCGCCGACCTGCAGGTTCGACAGCTGGCTCATCACGCTGTCGGGATCCGCGGGGCGGCCGCGCTTCTTGATCTCGTCGGACATCGGGTTCTCCCGGGCAGTTGGTCGCCGGGAATATAGAACACTTTGATGGGGTGTTGAAAGTGCCGGGGATCCGGCTGAGGTTCCAAAGTACGGGAATCCGGCCAGGTTCCTGAAGTAAGCCGGCGCTGCGGCGGGGCCGGAAGCCCAGGAGTCTGGCTAGGGTTCTGAAGTAAGGAAATTCTGGAACGGCGGGGATCCTGGAGTACGCGGTGGCCGGCTGGCGGTGAGGTGGTAAACACCGTGGACTGGGCTAGGTGCGGGCTTTGGTGATGCGGGTAGGTCGGTGGTCGAGGAGGGCGGGGCGCCCAGGGGCTGCCGGCCTAGTACGGCCGGGGGTAGAGCGGAGGAGAGATAGAGAAGGGCGCCGAATGAATTGACTATTGACACCTTGATTAGGTGTCTTAATATGCGAATCAACGGGGCGGGCAGCTTGACCGGTTCGTCTCCTGAATCAACTTTTTGTGCAGAGGTGCAACAGATGAATAAACACAACCGCGTTACCTTCGACAGCGACCGACGAACAGCTGTGCGCGCCGCGTGCCGAACTTGAGGCCGCGCTGTTGGCTCGCCTCCCCGGCATGCTGGCCGAAATGCGCCGCGATATCGAGGCTGCCGGGCTCTTCTGGTCTCCGGAGGATTACCCGAATTAACCACATCCAGATAATCAACATTTTGCACGGGAGAACCACGTTATGGGCGATGTCTTTTACTTCAAGGTCCGCACGGCAGACGGCGTTTTCGTCGAAGCCGAACAGCTCGCCACGTTCACCCACTACCTGCAGGCCGTGCAATTCCGCTTTGTCGTTACGCGGTTGCACGGAGGACGGCCTGCAGTCACCCATCGGGTTAGCGGCAAGTGGATAGCGGACATTCCGCAAAGCACGCTCGCTGCCTGCCGCGGCGACTATCGTGACGCCGGCAAACTGGTCCTGATCGACGTTATTAGGCGCCAGGGGGAAGAGCGCGTCTGCCAGGCTCTGAAACGGGCCGAGCAGAATTGCGTCTAGCGAATCAACTTTTTGCACAGGAGAGCCGCGTTATGGGCGATAGCTTTTACTTCGAGGTCCGCGAAGAGACGGACGTAGAAAAACTGTTCGATGGCAACGAATACGTCCGGCCGCGCTACCGCTACGACGTGTCGTCGAACCGAATCGTTGTGCAGCTTGATCCGGGCCGGATGGCGCGAGTCACGGCACGCAAGGACGGAAAAGTCCTTGTTTTCATCGTGCGCCTGGGTTCCGCCCTGGCGAAAGACTGCGCCGCCCCTCATGGCGTCTACCTGGAGACCGCAGCATGAACATGACCGCCGCCCTTGTCCTCTGGCTCTGCACCAGCGCCGCGATGGACGATTGCCAGGTTTACGTAATGGACAGCTGGCACGGGGAGGACGCCCGCCGGGAGTGTCGTGAGGCCCTGGGCGCCAGCGCCCCGGAGATGCGCAAGGTGAAGAGCGCGCACGTCCGGCTGACCTGCGAAGTGGAACGCGAACCGTCCGTTCGTTTCTAGGATCAACTTTTTGTTGAGGATTCCGACAATGCGTATCACCCATCAAGACGGCACGACCGACCGCCGCTACACGGTCAAACCGGAATTCACCGGCAAGCCCAAGCCGCAATTCGTGGCGCGGTTCTGCGGCGAATGGATAGGGGCGGCAGGCCGGGAGGCTGGCGCCTGGCTGCTGGCCGGTGCGCACAAGCATGGGCAAACGCGAGCACTCCAGAAACTGGCGTTATCGATTCGTCTGGCTCGCGAGTGCCGCCGGGATAGCTGGCAATTGCAGAGCGCGGCCATGCGGGATGCAAGCCGGCGTGTTTCTCGCGAGGCGATGGAAGATGCCCGCTACTGGTTGGACCTGGCGACTAAGGGGAGGGCTTGAGAATGGCGCAGCAACCGAAAAACCGGGGACCGATGGGCGACCTCGCTCGCTTGGCGGATTCGAACGGCGGTCGAATCCCACTTGCCGTACCTGATCACTACGTCCATTGGTGCGCGCGGCTGATGCACGGCAGCAGGCCCCAGGCGAACCGGATCAATTACAGCGTTATCCACTGCCGGGAGGATTGACCATGGATGACCTTACTCGCGAACTGGAACGCCGCGCGGCTATCGGCCTGCGCCCTTTAACGCTCCAGGGCTTGGCCGCCCGCCTGGCGAGCATCGGCTACAAGCTGGACCGCTCCGGCGACTGTCCGCATGCCGCGCGCTATGTGGCAGGTCCGCATGCTGGCGAGTCCTACCCGGCCATTAGCTCCAGCATCCGGGAGGCGGATACTAGGCTTTCGTTCGCTAACGTCGACGCACGACGGGACGACAATTTCCGCACGCTCCAGGAATGGCGCTCCAAGGGCGAGCTGTTCGCCGTGGTGCGCAATCACATTTTCGAGGTCTAAGCCATGGCGACGATTGAGGAGCTGGGCTACGCCCTGGCCAGGCAAATACCCGACATGGAAGGCGGGTTCACCGTGCAGACGAACTACGGCGACCTGCGCATCACCGGAGAGGCCGCCGTACGAATGGCCGAGCTGGCGCGCTCGCTGTTGGAACGGCAATACCGCCAGGCGAAGGGCAGGGCTACGCGTGCAAAGGCGAGTCGCTCTACTGGCGCCGCTGTGCACGGAAGGGGGCGAACCGACGATGACGCGACGACCTGATATCGACGACCCGCCGGTCTGGTGGCCGTCCATGCGTGGTCTGGTGGCCGTCCTGCTGGTAGGGGCGTGCGCCTGGCTGGCGTGGCGCTGGGCTGCCGGCGGTCATGCCTGGCTGGCTGCCGGTGCCGTGGCATTCGCCCTGGGCGGCCTGGCAGGGCTCTACCCGGACAAGCATGAAAAATAATATTGACACCTGTTTAAGGTGTTATTAACCTGTGCCTGTAGACAAGGAAAACGGCCTACGGGAGGCCCCGCCATGTTCACTATCGAAGCTAAGACTTTTGCCGGGACGTTCGTCCCCGTGCTTGGCGCGCTGCTGGTCGGCGACAAAAAGCACCACGGCGTCGAATGGGATAACGCCGAACAGGCTGCCCGCGCCGCGGTTATCGCGAATCCGGACGTGGCCCACGGCGACCTCCGCGTAGTCAACGGCGATACCGGCGAGGCCTTCTCAGTCGCTGACATCCTGGACACTGCTGCGCCTGCCGAATCAACTAAATGTGCAGAAAGGCTGCAGATCGTCGACGTGAAAGAGATCTGCATCACTGGTCGCCCGTTTTACGCCCGTGCCTATATCGCCTGGCTGCTGGAAGAACGCGCTTGGCATCTCGCCCAGGGTAACCGCGTAGACCTGCTCCTGTGGCCGCGTGACGGCCGCCAGTTCATCCGCCTTATCGCCTTCGCCCCCAATTGAGGACAGCCGCCATGAAAAGCCGAGTCAATAAAGACGCACTTCAAAAGAACATGATCCGCGCAATTGAGCGGAACGAGATGTTTTCGCTTGAGAACTGGACCACCTACGAACTGCACGACCTCGAATTCGCCGCCGAGCTGGACGGCGCGGAAAAAGCTCGCGCCGAAATCCTCAACGAACTTGACCGCCGCGACACAGCCATGCGCCTGGAAGTGGCTGAAGCACGTGACGCAAACCACGTTCGCATCCGCATGCTGAAACACGGTCACGTCCAACATGCCGCCGCAGCGCTTGGCACGCGCGTTGCCTGCATGGTAAACGCCCGCAAGTGCGCCGGCTCCGTTGGCAAAATCCCGCGCCTTCTCGCGCAGCTCAACGCCTAATTGAGGCCCGCCGCCATGCTGAACAGAACCGCTCTCAAGTCCCCGGTGTTCCTGGCTCGCGTCAAGGCTGCCGTGGTGCGTGCTGTCCGCCACTCCTACAGCCCCGAGCGTCGGGCCCTGGGCATCGGCCATGCCGTGGTGCGTGCCAAACGCACTGGCCGGCTGTCGCTGGTCGTGGTCGCTCGCCAGGGGAGGGGGCTGGAATTCTTCGATGGGGCAGACCGCGACATCACCGACGACGTGCTGTCGGCGCTGCAGGCTTTCCATGCAGAGGTGCGGGCGGTAGCGGCCAAGGCGCCGACCGTGGTGGACGGTTGCCAGGGTGTCGAGTCCTTCCCCTATGGCCGTGAGGCCCTGGGCCAGGTGCAGCTTTGCGCTGCCTGATGAATCAACATTTTGTGCTGAATAGGAGTGGAAGCGATGGGCATTGACGGGTGCAGCGTATCGGCCTCGCCGAAGTGGCAACAAGCCCCGTAGTGGTCGGGCAATCGATCCAGCCGCCTGGCGGCCGTCCGGGTAAGCCCTGTCAGAATCGATCGAATCGCGCACCCGCGACGCCCGGTAACCGATCCCCTTTAAACCCGCCTCGGCGGGTTTTCCTTTTCGCGCCTGGCGCCCCCGCCAGCTAGTCCTCCGCTTCCATGCCCAACAGGCGTTCCAGCCTGTCTAGCGCTTCATCCTGCTTAACGATCAAGTCCCACAGCTCGCGAATAAGGGTGTCCCTATCCTGGGTGTCGGTGGGGATCGCCAGTTCCTGGCCCTGCTGCCTCGCTTCCATCGTAACGCCTCCTCCGTGGTACTGGATGCACATACAGTATAGGGGCGTTTTCTTTCTCGCCAAGCCCCCACGCCAATGCCCTAGGACAGGGTGACCATAGGGCACCGTATGAGCGGCAGGCCGTCTGCCGCGGCCATGGGTGCACGAAATGCATGTAGGTAGGCCTAGGGCATTGGCGTGGGGGCTGCTGCGTGTGACAGGCGAAAGGATAGGTGGCCTAGCGGCCTTTCGTGGGAATGCGTGGCTGTTCCACGGCATTGGCGTTACTACGTTCTGTTAGCGCGTTCTGTTAGTCCGTTAGCTAAGCCCGTCTTGTTATCGCGTTTGCCTGATCCGCTTATTAAGCAGCCCCGTTAGTCCGTTCGCTCAGTCATAACTGTTAATTCGTTCAATAAGAGCGACCGTTCGTCGGCCTGCTAGGCGGTCGGCTAAGCCCGTTAACTAAGCACGTTCGGCTAGTCCGGGTCCCTCTGCGTCCGCTTAGCGCGTAGGCGGGGACGCTGAGCCGCGTTCTCGCGTTTTATCGCATTTTTGCCAAGCCCACCGTTGAGTAAACGAGTGTTCACTGAATTGCAGGCGGGCGTTGTGCGGAAATGCGGTCGCATCGACCAAGGGCAGAGCGGATTTTCACCCGGCGGCCAGGGCTGGCAAAGACCGAGGTGCCGGAAGTGCCGGATAGAGAGACGTTTTTACTATTGGATAGAATTCATATTGTTCCCTTACGTGGATTTATTGTTCTATCCGGCACTTCCGGCACCTGACTCATCAGTAAAAATAGGTAAATTCAATTAAATCAAATGGATAGGTGGGAGAGGGAAAAATACCCCTGCCCCTGGCCGATTGAGCGGGGGACTCCAAAAAATTATGCCGGAGCGTGATTTAACCGTCTTATCCGGCACTTCCGGCGCCCAGGCAAAAGAAAACCCGCCAATTGGCGGGTTTAGAGGGATAGCGACATCCTCACAAACCGTGGTCATTCGACGCGTCGATTTCGTCCTGCCTCTTCTTTATATAGGTGCGGACGCTGTGCGCGTTGCAGGTCCCCTTGACATCGGCGCCGAACATATCCGGCGTTTTCGAGTAGAAGCGACAGGTTTCACCGTCGAGTTTTATCCTCCCGAGTGACCAGTAGCCGGCCAGCTCCAACGACTTCTCCAGCGTTTTCGCCGGGGGGAGATCCACATCGTAGTCCCCATTCATCACTAGGCTGTGCAGTCGTGTGATGTTCAGCAACGCGTCGCTGATGTCAGGGAATTCGTTGGCATCAATGATCTCATTAATCAGCCGAATCTCTGCGGGTTGTGCGGCATTGGTCATGTGCCAGAACGCCGGAGTACGCGGTGCGTCGCCTCGTGGGTTGAAGTCGTCGCGTTGGTCCAGCGACAGCAGCCACTGCCGGATAGCCGGCGCCGAGTCATCCAAGGCTGCGTACAACTCCGTGTAGTAGTCCGGGTTTTCCTCCTTGAATGCGAGCAGGGCCTCGGCGTTCTGCCACCGGCTGAACAGCACCAGATAACGCCGCTCGTTGGGAGAGAGTGGCAGCGCATCCCGGTAGTTGGTGGTGATGAAATAGCTCGACGTGTTGTTGACGTTGTAGGGGTTACGCCCCTTCGGGTGAATCTCGATCACGTCGTTGGTCACCAACGGTTTGAGGCGGTTGAGGGTGTCGTGCCTGTTGTGGCCGATCATCCGCGCCTCTTCGATGGCCACAACGCACTGCCCCTCGGCCCAGCCGGTGAAGTCGCCCTCCAGGATGTGCGCGTTTGCCATCCGCACGTTCGGGGTGCCCATCACCGCCGCGAGCAGGAAAGCGAAGAAGGATTTTCCGTCCCCCTGGACACCCTGGAGCAGGATGGCGTGGTTCACGCGCTTGCCCGGGTTCTGCACGATATAGCTGAGCCAGTCGAGCAGATAGCGCTGCTCCGTCTCATCCACCAGCAGATGGGCGATGTGCCGGCGGATCCGCTTGATGTTCGCCTTGTCGATGGGTCGAATGGACTTCGGCTTGGGCGGAATCTGGTTTTCCGGGTAGGTGTTCGCCCACTGCTGGTCGGCGTGAATGAACACCGGATCACGCCCGGGAGCGTACCGGCGACCGTCGACGGCCGGGATCTTGTAGACGTTCAGGGCTAGGTGGGCCGCTGAGTGCATCGGCTGGCTTTTGCCGTCCAGCAGGTCCTTCTTGGTCATGGAGTGCCGGTCATTCATGGCGTTGAAGCCCTGCATGGTCACGGCGAATTTCCCGGCAGTATTGAAGAAGCGGTCGTCGCTCACGTCGTACACCCAGTCGCGGCACCACCGCGGCGTCTCCTTGGTGTTGATCTCGTAGGCGAGGACCTTCTTCACTTCGGGCAGCGGAACCTTCCCGCCGGTCAGCGCTACCAGGCGATCACGAGCCACCTCCGCCAGGCTGGCGCGAGAGATGTGGTCGATCTCCGCCCGCCTGGCGAGTTTGGCGATCTCGTTCCACTCGGCGCGGTCTTTCGCTTGGGCGAACCGGTCGCGCAGATCTGCAGCCGTGGTCAGCGCCTGCGTTTCGGCGGCCTCCTTGGCCAGCCGCAGGATCAGTCTGGCGGTGACCGGGGCTCGCCCTTTGTCGCTGATGTCGAAGGTGTCCCACTTCCGGTCCAGGGCATCGGCGTCGTAGTTGTCGGCGGACTCCGACCACTCGTGCCACATCTCCCGGCCGATCTCTTCACCGTCGAACTGGTGATATAGCGCCATCCCGATCTGCAACCAGACGTCGTAGTCCTCGGCGCCTGGAACCAGCATCAGTCGCTGCTGCAGCTCCGGTTGGGAGAGGTTTACCGGCTGGGAATCGGCGATGAAGGGATCGTCGTAGTCAATGTTCGAGGGGGCGCGGCTGCTGTTCAACCGCGAGCCTTTCGCTACCTTCCAACCTCGCGATTCAGCCTCGCGCTCGAACAACTCGATGAGGCCCTGCAGCTGCTCCAGCGTGATCGCTGTCAGGTCGTCGGTCGGGGTGTTGAGCGGCGTTTGATCCGTGGTCCAGCGATAGGGCCGGTGGGTGTCGGGGTGTTTGTGGAACGCGACGAACTGCTGGCCATCACCGAGCACCTCGATGCGGCAGCGTTCCTGCCACTCATTCAGGAAGGTCCGTGATGTCAGCTTGCGGAAAGGCTCATTCGTCCGGTAGAGCAGCAGGCGTTTCGGCGCCAGGCCGACGCGGATCGGCGCTGGGCCCAGGTTTTCCAGGCACCAGGCTTCCAGCTTTCCAGCCAGCTCGTCGTCGAGAACGTCGATGTCCACGGCGGGCGTGTGCGCGGTGATGATGCCAACGCCATGGTCGCCGCGGCCGTTGTCGATCCACCGTTTGAGTTGCGCATGGGTTGCCCTGGTTTTCTCCCAACCGTCGAAGCCGGGGGATTTCTTTCCAGGGGCAATCGAAATGATGTTGTAGCCGTTGTCGATCAGGTTCTTGCCGTGTTGTCGCAAGTACCCGCCGATGACCTCTCGGCCATTCGCGTGCTCCATTGCAACCTCACATCTACTGGTTGGACAGGAGGGCCTGCTCCTCGGGGAACGCCTCCGGGCCTACAAGGCCTCGGATGGCCAGCTCCGTCCGACGTGACATCTGCCCGCGCTCGATCTCGATATAGAGCTGCTTCGCGTGCAGGCCGACAGCCATGCTCAGCTCATTAACTGCGCCTTTCGGGTTGTGATAGAGCGCTGCCATGCGCACCCGGAACCCGAGCAGGCGCTGGCGCTTCTCTTCGTCGCTGAGCGTGGGGTCATTGATCCAGATGGGGAGCTGCATAAAATCAACCTTTTGTTGGTTGGTACGGATGATTTTTGGATTCTGCGGCAAAATCGTGTTGACTGCCAGTACAAAATGTTGATTCAATGAATTGAAAGTTGATTTTTACCGCCGGATTCCGGCATTCACAGCCCCCTGGAGATACCCATGGACCTCAACACCTTCGGCTCGGACCTGATCAAGCACGTTTCCCGCATCGCGAACTCGCTGGAAGCGATCGAGATGCACGTCAAGGGTAGCAAACCCGGTGCTTCGACTGGCACCGCCACTGCTGATAAAGCCAGCAAGAGCAGCGCCAAGGACAAGCCTGCCGCTCAGGCCAAACCGAAACACGATCGTGCCGAAGTCGACAAGGCCCTGATCACCCTGAAGGACCAGAGCAGCAAGGAAGAAGCCGTCGCCGTCTACAAGGCCTTCGGCTACGCCAAGATGGCGGACATCCAGGAGAAAGATTTCGACGGTATCTACGATGCTGCGGTCGCTCGCCTGGAAGAGCTGAAGGCCGAAGCCGAACAGGGCGAAGAGCTGTAAGGCGCCACCATGGCCGATCACGGATTCGATCTCGACGCCATTCAGCGGAAGCTGGGCGGGCACTCTGTGTTCGCCCCTTCCTACTCGTCGACCTGGTTGTACTGCTCGGGCAGCTTGCTACCGAGTCTTCTGGCCGACGACGACGCTGGCGAGGATGCTGCCTATGGCACCGTGGCACACGGCGTCGCCGAACGCTGGTTGAAGATGGGGTTGCGCCCGTCCGACCTGGTCGGCGAGGTCGAGGTTGTCGACGAGGGCCACGCTAAGTTCGAGATCGAGATCGATGAAGTGATGCTGGACTTCGTCCAGGAGTACATCGATTGGTGTGCCTACCTGCCGGGCTCCCTGCTCGTGGAGCAACGAGTCGATTTCTCCTGCCTCACGCCGATCCCCAACCAGGGCGGGACTGCTGACCACATCGCGTTGGAGCCGGGTGTGCTGACCATCACCGACCTCAAGATGGGGAAGGGGGTGCAGGTCTTCGCCACTGGCAATACGCAGGCTCGACTTTACGCCCTTGGTGCGTTCTTCCGGTGGGATTGGGAATACGACTTCCAGCGCGTCGTCATTCGCATCGCTCAGCCCAGGCTGGAGCACTTCGACGTGTGGGAGATCACGCGTGATGAGCTACTCCAGTTTGCGGAGTTCGCGAAGGAGCGAGCGCATGCAGCCTGGCAGCCAAACGCCCCACGCACCCCCGGCGAGAAGCAATGCCAGTGGTGCAAGGTTCGCCGCGATTGCGCCGCCAGGGCGGCCTACGTCGAGAAGATGCTCGACGGCGTCTTCGACGACTTGGACGACACCGTCACCGATGAAGACGTGATTCGCCTGGTTGATCGCCTGGACGACGAGTTCGAGACCGAGGTTTTCCACATGAAACCGCCGAGAGAACTCACCGTTGCACAACGGGCCCGGATCATTCGGTCCCGCCGTGGCATCGAGAACTGGCTGAAGAGCATTGAGGATGACTTGGAGAAGATTCTTCAGGCAGGCGGCGTGGTGCCGGGATTCAAGCTCGTGGAAGGCCGATCTAATCGCATCTTCCCCAACGCCACCAATGTGCCGAGCACCCTGGAAATGCTCACGGGAGTGCCCGAGGGGGAGTTTGTTGAACATAAGGTCTGCACCCCTGCGCAGGCCGAAGAGATTCTGGTGAAGAAGGGCGGCTACAAACGCGCTCAGCTCCCAGCCCTATTGGGCGACCTGGCGGTGAAGCCGCGGGGTAAGCCCGTCATGGCCCCGGCCCACGACAAGCGGCCGGAGCTTTCAACCAACGTCGATGACGTGTTCGATGACCTCGACGCGGACGACAACTTGTAGCTCGACAACTCAGTGAAAAGGTGAATCGCATGGCTCGTGAAATCGTCAAGAAAGTCAAAAACGCCGTCCTCTACTCCGACGGCTGCATCCGCATCGATGGTGTCCGCGCGTCCTACCCGCATCTGGACAAGGCGTGGGCCAAGAACGAATCGGATCGGGCGAAGTTCAGCATCACGGGCCTGGCCCCGAAGGAAACGCACGAAGAAGCGAAGAAGCTGCTCGTCGAGGAAATCAATAAATTGTTGACTTCCAGCAAGATCGGCAAGCTGGCTGCCGAGCACAAGTTCGTCCGCGATGGTGACAACGCCGGCAAAGACGAATGCGAGGGCATGTGGGTGATCAAGGCCAGCGAGAACGCCGACCGCCGCCCCTCCTGCCGCAACCGCAAGGGCACTCAGCTCACTCCTGACGAGGTGGCCGAGGTCATCTACCCCGGCTGCTGGGTGAACATCCTGCTGCGCCCCTGGGCGCAGAACAACCAGCACGGCAAGAAGATCAACGCGAACCTCATCGCCGTGCAGTTCGTTCGTGATGGCGAACGCTTCGGCGAGGGCCCGATCGACGATGAAGACGTGTGGGACGAACTCGATGATGACGCCGATGACGGTTACGACTTCGGCGAAAGTGACGACGATCTCTGATCGCCGGTTGTAGACCACCAGGCCGGCGCTCGCCGGCCTTTTCATCGGGGCTCCGTATGACTGTTCTACGCCTGGACTGGGAAACCGCCAGCGAGGTCGACCTGAAGAAATGCGGCCTCGACGTGTATTCCGCACACCCGTCCACCCGGGTGCTGATGGGTGCCTACCAGTTCGATGACGAGGCGGTACGGCATTGGGATACCGCGGACACGGATCGAATCCCTTCCGAACTGGCTGAGGCGCTGGAGGATCCGCACGTCGTCAAGAAGGCGTTCAACGCACAGTTCGAACGCGTCATCGCCAGGCGGGTGTTGCGGCTCAAGGTGCCTTACAGGGGGTGGCGGTGCACCATGGCACTCGCCTACGCGCACTCGTTCGTCGGTGGCTTGGGCGACATTGGCCACCAGATGGGATTGCCGGACCACCTGCTGAAAATGAAGGAAGGCGATCGGCTGATCAAGCGCTTCTCCATGCCGCAGAAGGTGACAAAGAACCAGCCGCATCGCTGGCGCAGTTGGGAGACAGATCCGGACGATTGGGCTTTGTTCGGCACGTACAACTGTCAGGACGTGGTCACCGAGGGGGCGATCGACGACACGCTGACGCCCTTCGCTGGCTTGGATTCCGAGTGGGATCTGTACGAGCTGGATCAGCTCATCAACGACCGAGGTTTGCCTGTTGATCTCGACTTCGTTGAGCACGCCATTTGGATGGCCGCCAGGCGGAAAGCCGAGCTGCTTGATGAGATGGCGACACTCACCGGCCTGCGCAATCCGAACTCGCCTGCACAATTGCTCCCCTGGCTTCAGGACCGTGGATACCCATTCGGCGACTTGGGCAAGGACACCGTGAAGAAGGTGCTGCGGGAGAACGCAGCAGCTGCAGACGATGAAATGGATGGCCAGTTCCTGGACCAAGAGGCCGTTGCATGTCTCCGACTTCGGCAGAGCGCGAGCCGCACCAGCACTGCGAAATACACGGCGCTGAAGGCGGCCGCAGGTCCGAAGTCGCGGATGCGCTTCACGTTTCAGTTTGGCGGCGCTAGCCGCACGAACCGGTGGTCAGGTCGCCGCTTTCAGCCGCAGAACCTCACGCGCACGCCCAAGGCAATCGAGCCTGATGGCGGCGACCTCCACAAGCTGGCGTTCACCACGGAGCTGATCCGCCAGGGCGACTACGATGGCTTGGGCATGATGATCGGCGAGCCCATGGAGGCACTGGCCGGCTGCATTCGCTCGGCAATTCGCGCACCGGAAGGATACGAGCTGCGGGTATGCGACTTGTCGTCCATCGAGACCTGCGTGATCGCCTGGCTGGCAGGTTGCGTGCGTCTGCTCGAAGTCATCCGTAGCGGCAAGGATCCCTACAAGGACTTCGCCACGGTGCTCTTCAGCAAGCCCTACGACGAGGTCACCAAGAAGGAACGGGGTGACAGCAAGCCAGCAGTGCTTGGTTCCGGCTATCGCCTGGGCGGCGGTGACATGAAGGAGGGCAAGCGCACCGGGTTGTGGGGATATGCCGAGAACATGGGCGTCGATCTCACCCGCGAGCAGTCGCACGAGGCGACGCAACTCTTCCGCAGCACCTACCACGAGATCCCGAAGCTGTGGTTCGCGTTGGAGCGAGCTGTCGAGCAATGCCTGCGCACAGGGGCGCCGCAGAAGTGCGGTGTGCTCCGCTTCGAGAAGGACGGCCCGTACCTGACGGTCTGGCTGCCGTCGGGCCGTCCCATGCGCTACTTCAAGCCGAAGATCGTGATGCGGGTTCCGCCGTGGGGCGGCGAGCCGAAGAAGAACTTCAGCTACATGGCCCAGCCGCAGGGCACCAACAAATGGGTTCGCATCACCAGCCACGGCGGAAAGCTAGTGGAGAATTTCGTCCAGGCCATCGCCCGGGACATCCTCAAAGAGGGGCTGCTGGCCGCACACCGAGCGGGGTTCTACATCGTCGGGCACGTGCACGACGAGATCATCACGCAGCAGCGCCTGGATGACCAGGTGCACACCCTCGAATTGCTCAAGACCTGCATGACTCGCCAACTCGCCTGGTGCCCCGACCTTCCTCTCGGCGCCGCGGGATGGTGCGGGCCGTTCTACATGAAGGACTGACCATGGATCTTACCTACGGAACCTTGTGTAGCGGAATTGAATCGGCGTCGGTAGCGGTAGAACCGCTCGGTTGGAAGGCCGTTTGGTTCGCAGAAATCGAACCGTTTCCTAGCGCCGTGCTGGCACACCACTACCCGGATGTGCCGAACCTGGGGGACATGACGCACGTTGGTGCCCAGGTTCGAATCGGCGATGAGGCTGCGCCGGATGTGCTGATTGCCGGTACACCATGCCAAGCATTCTCCGTGGCCGGTGAGCGGGGAGGGCTAGCGGATGAGCGCGGGCAACTGACTCTTGAGTATGTGAAGTTGATCGACGATGTCGACAAAGAGAGGAGTGAAAACAATGCCCCCCCCAACAATTGACGTGTGGGAAAACGTTCCCGGCGTGCTCAGCAGCAGAGACAACGCATTTGGACGCTTTCTCGGTTCGCTTTCCGGAGCAGGTTGCGAACTGCAGCCGCCAGGGAAGCGATGGCCAAAGTCTGGTTGTGTCTATGGACCAAAAAGGGCAATCGCCTGGCGAGTCCTTGATGCCCAATACTTCGGAGTGGCCCAACGACGCCGTCGTTTGTTCGTTGTCGCAAGTGCTCGAACAGGGTTCCATCCCGCACAGGTACTTTTTGAGCGAGAAGGCGTGCGTCGGGATCATCCGCCGCGCCGAGGCGAGGGGCAAGGTGTTACCAGCGCTCTTGATGCGAGCTTTGGTCGGCTCCGCGGATGCAGCGGACAGGACCTGAACCACGGGCATAGCCACCTTGTCGCTTTTGGCGGAAACAACCAGAGCGGCCCGATTGATGTGGCTACAGCACGTAATGCCAGTGCCAGTGCCAGTGGTCGACTCGACTTCGAATCCGAAACCTTCGTCGTTCATGGCACACAAGACCCAATTGTTGCTCGGGGGTGTGCCCATGCACTCGGCAGAAACAGTGGTCAAGAGAACGCGGTCTTCGATCCGAATCAAATCACCAGCGCGGCCAACCGTAGCCAGCCCGCTCTTGGTCTGTGCCATACACTGACGGCGTCAAGGCAGCCACCTTGTACCTTCGCAAGCGATGTGGCGCCAACGCTGCGGTCCGGGAACTTTCGCAGCCACAGCAACCCGTTAACCCAGGCTGACAGTCTTGTAGTGACATCGGCTGTGCGACGTCTCACCCCGCGTGAGTGCGAGCGACTGCAAGGGTTTCCCGACGACTACACGCTGATCCCCTGGCGCGGGAAGCCAGCCGAGGAATGCCCCGATGGTCCGCGTTACAAAGCCATTGGGAACTCGAAGGCCGTTCCGGTGGTGCGCTGGATCGCCAGGCGAATCGAGTGGGCGTTGCAGCATCCTTGGGAGAACGACCTGTGACACGCGAAATCGAGATCGAGCGTCCAGCCTGCGAGTATGCCGAACGCAGAGGGTGGTTCGAAGCGAAGATCGCCAGCTCGAACAAGAAGGCCATGCCCGATCGGATATTCCATCGCCGCGGCTACACGATGTACATCGAGTTCAAGCGTCCCGGCGAAGAGCCCACGCCACAGCAGCGCAAACGGCATCGTGAGATCCGCAAGCACGGTATTCCTGTCCATGTCTGCGACAACCTGGAACTGGCCTATGAACTGCTCCGGTAGCTGGGATGCATGGATCCAGGCCGCCTTCACCGGCTGCCTGCGTGACCGGGATGCAATGCATGAATACCAGGAGAGTGCGGTCGAGTTCCTCAAGCTCAATCCGTTCAGCGCCTTGTTCGTTGACCTGGGCCTGGGGAAGAGCGTTATCTCGCTGACCACGATCCTCGACCTGGTGCGCGAGTTCGAGACGGACTGCGCCCTGGTCATCGCGCCGCTCCGAGTGGCCAATGAGACCTGGCCAACCGAGATCGGGCAATGGCGCCATACAGCCGCACTGTCCGCCCACCGTATCCGTGATGAGGAGCTGGTTGAGCGGGTGAACGAGGCTGGCGCTGAGGCGCGGGAACTGCTCAAACGGTTCGGCACCGAGGCCGAGGACGTCCAGGTATTCATTCGCCGGCACCGCACGCTGGAGCTTCGCCGGAAGGCCAAGAAGCTGGGCTACGGCGGCCCGGATATTCGGCGTTACGGCGAGAAGCACATTGATGCAGCGATGGCAGATCCAGTCAGCGCAGCGGAGCGAAAACTCTTCGTGCAGGACTGCCGACGCCGAGCGGCAGCGGAGGCCGTGAGAGAACAGAAGGCCAGGAACCCAGCCTCGATCTACATCATCAACCGTGAACAGGTCGAATTCCTCGTGGATGCCTGGGGGCGCGACTGGCCCTACGACACCGTCTTCATCGACGAATCAAGCAGCCTGAAGGACCATCGCACCAAGCGCTGGAAGGCCCTGAATAAAGTCCGCCCATTCATGCGGCGTATGCACCAACTCACCGCTACGCCGGCCGCCGAGACCTACCTGCACCTGTTCGGCCAGATCTATTTGCTCGACCGCGGTGAGCGCCTCGGTAAGAGTTTCACCGGGTTCACCGATACCTACTTCAAGCACAACAAGTACGACTACAGCTACAAATTACTGCCGGGTGCGGAGGAGGCGATCGCAGCGAAGATCGCGGACATCTGCCTGACAATGAAGGCGGAGGACTACCTGTCCCTGGAGAAGCCGGTGATGTTGGTGCGGAACGTCAGGCTGTCTGAGCGGGAGCAGGACTTGTATACGACGATGGAGCGAGACTCCATCGTTGAGCTGAACGGTGTCGAGATTGAGGCTGAGACCGCCGCAGCTCTCTCATCGAAACTGCTACAGCTGGCATCAGGGGTTCTCTACGATACCCAGCTCGTACAGGATCCGATCACCGAGGAGTTCGAGAAGGTCAAGACGGTACACCATGTCCATGATCACAAGATCGACGCCCTACAGGAACTCCAGGAGGAGGTTGGCGGCGAATCGCTCCTCGTGGCTTACCACTTCAAGTCGTCGCTGGAGCGGCTGCAGAAGGCGTTCCCCGAAGCCGTCGTAATGGATCGTGAAGGCAAGGTCGTGAAGCAGTGGAACAGCGGCAAGATCAAGATGCTGCTCGTTCACCCGCAGAGCGCCGGTCACGGCCTCAATCTGCAGCACGGTGGTCGTCACGTCGTGTTCTTCGACCTACCATGGTCGCTCGAACTCTACCTGCAGCTGATAGGCCGCCTGGCGCGCCAGGGGCAGCAGAAGGTCGTGTACGTTCACCACCTGGTCGCCCAGGGCACCATCGACGAGGTGGTGCTGGATTGCTTGCTGCAGAAGCGGGATGCGCAGGACGCGCTGTTCCGGCTGTTGAAGCGCTTGCGCAAAATGAATCAACAAAAAATTGCTTTGTCTACTTGAAAATCAACTTGGGTTGTTTAAAATTACCGCAAGTTACGATTAGCCAAGGGGCTTCGCGGATACCGTTATGGCCACAGAATTTAAAGATCGACTTGTGCTCGCCTGCGACAGGGCATCTCATGTGCCGCCGAAGTTCGCAGGGCGGGGCGTCGACATCGCCAAAGCCATGGAAGTCAGCCAGGAGGCGGTGCGCCGATGGTTCGAAGGGAGCGCCATGCCGCGCCCGAAGACCATGAAGAAACTGGCGTCCTATCTTGGCTGCGATGACGCATGGCTGGCATTAGGCGTTGAGCCGCCGGTCGCTACTGTCGAAGAGAAGATATCCCGCGTCATCAATGAGAGCGGCGCAATCCAGCTCGTTGCCGGACTGATCATGCTGGATGGGCACGAGTGCGCGTTTCCCGCCGCCGGCATCAAACAGGCGAATGGCGTTGACCTCTATGCCATTAGCCGCGGTACGCAATTCGCACTCAACGTGGCGCTGGCCCGAGCAGTCGAACCCGGGAAGTATGAGGTGACGATTCCTACCGGGTACATCGGGGTGAAATGCGTCGCGGTTTTCTATCGCGCCCTCGATGATCATGATGTCGTTGTTCTCCCTCACGATGTGATCGGCAAGCACAAGCGCCCAGTTGCGTCTGGTCTTGTCCTTGACGTCGAATACGCCAACGGGGAATACCGGGTTGCTGAGCAACCTTTGCCGGTGTTCCGGGCTTTCGGAGCCTTCTATGACTGAGCAACCGTGGGTTGCAGTAGAGGAGGTCTGCCACATGTACGGCGTGACCTTCCCGACTGCCAAGAACAAAATCGCGAACAAGACCTTCGCGGTTCCGACCTACAAGGTGGGCAAAGTGCACGTGATCGCCAGGGCAGTGCACGAGGAGTTCTTCAGGCTCAAGGAAGAGGAGGGCCTCAAGCAATTGAGGGCCTCGCGTTCTCGTTCCTGATGAATCAACATTTAGTTGATCTAATGCGATTTTTATCGCTTAAAGTTGATTGTTAGTGCTGCCCGATACTGGCAGGAGAAAGACATGACTCTTGAAGAACTGTTCGAACGCGGGATGCAAGACGGGTGCGCGGCGTATCGCGTAGGCGTATCGCGCACCATGGAAGGGAAGGTCCAAATCTACATTCATCGGGAGGGGCAGGAGGATGAGATCGCTGATTTTCTCGTCCAGGGCAACGAGCTGGTCCCGTTCGACGATGCCTTCGATGACGCCGAAGGCTAGCCACACATGGTCGGTAGAAAGCCTGACAGCAAGGTCATGGATGACGAGACGAAAGGGCTCCTGTACGAGGGGGCGTCCATCTCTCAGCTTGGGCGCCTGTTCGGTATGGATAACCGTACCGTGACGGCGAAGCTCGGAACGAAGCTGCAGCCGAACGGGAAGCGGGCAGGCCACCCGATCTACTCGGTGAAGGACGCAGCCCCTTTCCTCGTCGAGCAGGACATCTCGTTGGACGACCTGGAGAAGGTCGCGGCCTATGTCCAGCAACTTGATCCCTCCCGCCTGCCGCGAATGCTCACGAAAGAGTTCTGGCAGGCGATGACGAACAAGCAGCGCTACGAGGAGAAGGCCGGCGACCTTTGGCCGACGGAGCGGGTGATCGAGGTGTTCGGCGACCTGGCAAAGACGGTTCGCATGCCCCTGGTGCTCGCTCGGGACACCATCAACAACCAGGTCGAACTGACGCCGAGGCAACACCAGATCCTCAGCGAGATCATCGACGGCATCCTTGAGGACCTGCATGCAGCAGTTGTTAAGCAATGCGGCTCGCGAGCGGCTCCGGCTGACGACCACGGTCTATAACAGCATCGAGGAGATCGCCCTGGGCGTGGCTGACATGTTCAAGCCGCCGGAGCGCCTCACGGTGTCCCAGGCGGCAGCGAAATACCGGAAGCTGAAGAACGTTGGCTCCTACGTCGGCGATTGGCGCAACGACAAGGCTCCCTACATGTGCGAGCCGATGGATACTCTGGATTCCCGCGAATACGACGCGGTGGTGTTTGTGGGGCCCGCTCAGAGCAGCAAAACGGATTCTTTGGTTTTGAACTGGACGCTCTTCAACGTGAAGTGCGATCCGATGGACATGATCATCTACAACCCATCGACGGCGGCCGCTCGGGACTTCTCGGTACGCAGGATCGATCGTCTGAATATCCACAGCCCCGCGGTCGGCGAGCTGCTGCTGAAGAAACGTGACGCCGACAACAAGTTCGACAAGCACTACACCAACGGCATGATGCTTAACCTGTCCTGGCCGTCTGTTGTCGAGTTTGCTGGCAAGCCTATTCCGCGGCAGGCGCTTACCGACTATGACCGTTTTGAGGATGACGTGGGGGGCGACGGCAACGCCTTTGATCTTGCTGCTAAGCGGGGGACCACGTTCGGCAGCTTCAAGATGACACTGGCCGAGTCGTCCCCCTCGAAGCCCATACTCGACACACGTTGGATACCGACGACGCCTCACGAGGCACCGCCGGCCGAGGGCATCCTGGCTCTGTACAACCGCGGTGACCGGCGGCGATGGCATTGGCCATGCCCGCATTGCGACGGGTACTTCGAGGGCCGCTTCAGCATGCTGGAGTGGAACGGTCGTGGCGCGAAGACGGTAAAGCTCGATCCGCTTACGGCCTCGGAGAGCGTGTTCCTACGGTGCCCGCACTGCGGTCACCCGATTCATCCTGATGAGCGCCACGAGATGCAGCAGTGGGGAATGTGGGTGAGGGAGGGGGAGGCCATCGACGCCAAGGGCCGCCGTTACGGTCAGGGCCGCAGGACCAAGATCGCCAGCTTCTGGCTGAACGGTATCGCTGCCGCATTTACCACGTGGGGTGAACTGGTGCGTACCTATCTAACGGCAGAGGAGGAGTACGAGCGAACCGGTAGCGAGGAGGCTCTCAAGAAGTTCTACAACACCGACCTGGGGGAGCCGTACCTGCCGAAGGCCGTCGATAGTGACCGTCTTCCGGAGACGCTGCAGATCCGTGCGGAGGATCTCGGCGATGAGCCCACTGTGCCGTTCGGTACTCGCTTCCTCCAGGGCACCGTCGACGTGCAGAAGAACATGTTCGTGGTCCAGGTCCACGGCATCGCTCCCGGGTATCCGTTCGATATGGTCCTCATTGATCGCTTTCGCATCCAGAAGTCAGTCCGCGTCGATGACGATGATGAGCACCTGTGGGTGAAGCCGGCGACCTACCTGGAGGACTGGGATTTGTTGATCGAGCAGGTCATGAATCGGACGTACCCTCTGGCAGATGGCAGTGGTCGGCGAATGGCGATCAAGATGACCGGTTGCGACATGGGGGGCTATGCGAAGGATAAGGGGGAGTCCGTCACCAGCATGGCCTATGCGTTCTACCGGCGACTCCGGAAGGAGGGACTGCATAGCCGGTTCCATCTGCTCAAGGGTGATCCCAACCCAGGTTCGCCCCGTGCCCGCATCACGCACCCCGATGCGACGCAGCGCGATAAGAACGCCACTGCGCGAGGCGATGTCCCGGTGCTGATGCTCAACTCGAATGTCCTGAAGGACGCGCTGCACGCCCGCCTTGATTGCATTGCACCGGGCAAGGGCATGTACCGCTTCCCCAACTGGTTGCCGGACTGGTGGTATCAGGAGATGTGCAGCGAGGATCGCACGCCCAAGGGTTGGGTGAAGCGCCCGCACGCGCGAAACGAGGCGTGGGACCTTTCGTACTACTGCATCGGCATGTGCGTGTCGTCGTTGCTCCTGGTGGAGAAGATCGACTGGTCGAACCCCCCGTCTTGGGCGGCCGAGTGGGATTCCAACTCTTTAGTCAGTCAGCCGGATACGCCGCCGCGCTTTACTGAGCCCAAGAAGACCTATGACTTCCGCGGGCTCGCCGAGAAGCTGGCCTAGTCACGCCCTGACAGTCAACAAAAAGTTGATTATTATGGTGGAAGTTGTGATTATGCCGCCAATAGAACACCCGGAAAGGTGATGCCATGGCTTGCGGAGCCGCCCCGACAATCGACGATCTGAATCGTGCGCGCACTGCGTACCAAGACCTGATCATGGGCAACAAGCCTCGGGTGATCGTCGACCAGAACGGTGAGCGCGTGGAGTTCACCGCTGCCAGCGCTTCACGCCTGTACCTCTACGTCCAGCAGCTAGAACAGCAGCTGTGCCCGTCCGGCGTACCGCGCCCGAACCGTCCGATGGGGTTCATCTTCCGATGAGCAGCCGGCTTCCGGTGATCACCGACATGCCGGTTGTGGAGCAGAAGGCAATCGGCGGCGGCCTGGAAGGGGCGGAGCGTCTCGAACGCGAGACGGCGCTCTGGATTCCGTCGATGCGGTCTCCCGACCAGGCCATCAACGGTGCCAAGCCGCTGGCAGATGCCCGCGGTCGGGACATGGTGCAGAACGACGGCTACGCCTCGGGTGCCGTTGCGCTCAACCAGGACAACATCGTCGGCGCGCACTACCGCCTCAATGCCCAACCGAATTACCGGGCGCTGGGTGCGACTGAGGGGTGGGCCGAGGAGTTCCAGGAGGTCGTCGAGGCGCGCTTCAACGTGCTTGCCGAGTCGCAGGACTGCTGGCTGGATGCGTCACGCCGCAACACCCTGACGGGGCTCGTGCGTCTAGCCGTCGCCGTGTTCGTTACAACGGGGGAGAACGTGGCTTCAGCGGAGTGGATTCGCGAGAGCCGGCGTCCCTGCAGTACCGCAGTACAGGCCATCTCGCCAGACCGCCTGTGCAATCCGGACGGGGTTTCTGATGACGCGAACCTGCGTCGCGGCGTGGTCATCGACAGCCGTGGTCGCCCTACGAACTACTGGATCCGCGAGGGCTACCCCACCGATCCGTGGAACTACGACTACCGCTGGCGCTTGATCCCCGCCGAGAAACCGTGGGGCCGGAAGCAGATGCTGCACATCATCGAGCAGCGGCTTCCCGATCAAAGTCGCGGCATCGCCGACATGGTGGCGGTGCTGAAGCAGATGCGGATGACCAAGCGCTTCCAGGAGATCGTCCTGCAGAACGCCGTGGTCAACGCGACCTACGCGGCTTCGATCGAGTCCGAGCTGCCCAGCAACATGGTTTTCGAGCAACTGGGCGGCGGGGAGACCAATTTCGATCCGCTGAACAACTACCTCAACAATTACATGAACGCCCTGGGCAGCTACCTCGACGGCTCGAAGAACATCGCCGTCGACGGCGCGAAGATCCCGCATCTGTTCCCGGGCACCAAGCTGAACATGCAGCCGCTGGGACAGCCTGGCGGGGTAGGGGACGGATTCGAGCAGTCGCTGCTCCGTCACATCGCCGCGTGCTTGGGGCTGTCCTACGAGCAGTTCACCAGGGACTACACGAAGACCAACTACAGCTCGGCACGCGCCAGCATGACCGAGACCTGGAAGTTCATGCAGTCGCGCAAGAAGTCGGTCGCCGACCGTTTCGCGACCTTCGTGTACCAACTGTGGCTGGAAGAAGAGGTGAATGCCGGCAACATCCCGCTGCCGCGGGGCAAGACCGCCTCCTGGTTCTACGAGCCCCTGGTCAAGGACGCGCTCAGTACCTGCAGCTGGATCGGTGCCAGCCGTGGGCAGATCGATGAGCTGAAAGAAACGCAGGCGGCGCTGCTGCGCATCAAGTCTGGCCTTTCCACTTATGAGATCGAAGCCGCGAAGCTCGGCCTCGATTGGCGCGACCTGTTCGCGCAGCGGGCCCGTGAGGAGCGCCTGGTCAAGAAATACGGCCTGGCCTTCTCCCTGGACGCGCAGCGTAGCGGTTCGAGCGCGCAGGGCACTCTCTCGGACGATCCCGACAGCGGTACTCAGAACGACGACATCAAAGACGAAGAGGCTGCAGCATGAGCATGACCATCGCGCGCCAGGTGATTGCGCGGATGAACCTGCGCGAGTCGCTGTTCAGCGGGCAGTTCGCCGCCAGCATGGCCGCGGACCTGTTCCAGCTCAGTAGCGCCGATCCGAAGACCGAGCAGACCAAGGCCGAACAGGCCCGTGTGCAGCTCATGGACGCCTACGGGTTCAGCACCACTGATCAGCGCAAGCCGTTCGCGTTTGCCGGCGGGATCGCCGTCATCCCGGTGCACGGCAGCCTCATCAACCGATTCGGCGCCAGCTGGGGCTATGTCACCGGGTACAACTTCATCCGTGCCCAGCTGAATGCAGCCCTGGTCGATGACGAGGTGAAGGCGGTCGTCTTCGACTGCAACAGCTACGGCGGCGAAGTCGTCGGGTGCTTCGAACTGGCCGACGAGATCTACGCGGCTCGCGAGAAGAAACCGCTTACTGCTGTGGTCGACGCGAACTGCTACTCGGCCTGCTACGCCATCGCCAGCTCCGCCCACCGCGTCGTCGTGATCCCGAGCGGTGGTGCCGGGAGCATCGGCGCTTACGCCATGCACATCAGCATCGAGAAGGCCCTGGAGAAATTCGGGGTTTCGGTCGAGCTGATCCACTCGGGCGAACACAAGGTCGACGGGAACCCTTTCCAGGATCTGCCCGAGAGCGTGCGTGCAGATATCCAAAGCGGGGTGGACAAGACCCGCAATAACTTCGTGGCCCTGGTTGTTCGTAACCGGGGCCTCGACGAGAAGGTCGTGCGTGACACCGAAGCGGCGTGCTACCGCGCTGACGAAGCGCTCGCGCTCGGCCTCATCGACGCCGTGGCAACGCCCACCCAGGCGGTAGCCGCGCTACTCACCGAGCTTTCCGGCTCTGACGAAAACCAGGAGAACGATATGTCCGACGAGAACGCCGCGCCGGGAGGCAAAGCCCCGGAGAACGCCAGTGCTGGCGCAGTGGATGCCACTGCCGAGCGCAAGGCTGAACAGGAGCGCTGCAAGGGCATCCTGAACTGCGAGGAAGCCAAGAACAATCCCGCCCTGGCCAACCACCTCGCATTCGAGACCAGCATGTCGGTGGACGACGCCAAGAAAACCCTGGCAGCCGCCGGCCCGGCGAAGCCGGCTGTCGAGGAACCGAAGGTGGAGCAGAACCCCTTCAAGCAGGCCATGGATGCTGACAAGCACCCGAACCTCGGGGCGGGCGGTGACAACGGCGGTGGTAACGAGCAGATGTCCAAGGCCGACCGCATTCTCCAAGCCCACGGCGCGGCCTCCGGTCGTACCTACGACGCCAAGTAAGGAGGCGCACCATGACCGAGTTCCTCGCTGGTAGCAACCGCATGAACTTCCCGCAGCCGCCGCAACTGTTCGCCGGCAGCCTGGAAGTCACTACCAACCGCCGGCAGGTGGCCGACAACCTCAAGTTCCAGCAGTACGAGGTGATCGCCATCGTCGCCGACAAGATCGTCAAGTTCGATCCGGAAGGCGATGACGGCAGCGAAGTGGCTGCCGGGATCATCGCCAACTCCGTGGATACCACCACCGCTACCGGCGTTGCCGGCCAGTGGTCCGGTTTCTATACCGGCGGCGATTTCAACCACGCAGCGCTGGTATGGCCGGCTGCGCTCACCACGCTGGCTCAACGCCGCGCGGTGTTCGCGACCACCGCGACCATCGCCATTTCGTCCGTGCTCTAAGGGGGAGCCGCCACTATGGAATTCGAACTGTACGACCTGGCGACCCTGCTGCAGGTTCGCCGCCGTGTCGACGATGCGCCGGTCTTCTGGCTGAACTTCTTCGGTCGCCAGATCAACTTCGAGACCCCGTACATCGACTTCGAGAACGTCAACCGTCGCTACCGCAAGCTGGCGCCCTTCGTGGCCCCGAACGTCCAGGGCCGCGTGATTTCCAGCCAGGGCTCGCGCCTGACTCGCTATGCGCCGGCCTACGTCAAGCCGAAGTCGGTGATCGACCCGAACAAGGTCATCGCCCGTCAACCCGGCGAAGTGCCGTACCAACCGCTCAGCAATGCGCAGCGTCGCGACGCGGTGATCGCCGAGGAAACTCGCGACCACAAGGCTCGGCTGACCAACCGCAACGAGTGGCTGGCCGCCAACGCCGTGATCTTCGGCTCGGTGACCATCTCGGGCGAGGACTATCCGACCAAGTTCGTCGACTTCGGCCGTGATCCCTCCCTGACCGTGGTCCTGACGGGTGCCGCCAAGTGGGACCAGGCCACTGCCAAGCCCATGGCCGACATCAAGGGGGTTCGCCGCAAGGCGGCGGATCTGTCCGGGGTGCGCATCCGTCGGGTGATCTTCGGCGAGGGCGCGTGGGATCTGTTCGCCACTCGCATGGAGTTCGACAACCCGCAATCGGGCAACCTCCTGGACACCACTTTCCGCGGCAGCGAGACCAGCGTGTCCCGGCTGCTGGACGGCTTCGAAGGCGCCGAATACGCCGGCACTCTGACCGGCGTGAACGGCCAGGGCCGCATCGAGTGCTGGGTGTACAGCGGCAGCTACGACGATGACACCGGAGCCCAGGTCGCCTACATGCACACCTACGACGTGGTGGGCGTAGGTGACCTCGATGGCGTCCGCTGCTTCGGCGCTATCCAGGATGCTCGTGCTGGCTACCAGGCTCTCGATGTGTTCATGAAGAACTGGGAGAGCCCGGATCCCAGCGTCGAGTACCTGCTGAGCCAATCGGCTCCGCTCATGGTCCCCGGCGAGCCCAACGCCACCTTCCGCATCCGCGTCGCTTAACCCCTGCGGCAGCCGCCTTCGGGCGGCGTGCCTTTTCGGAGAACTGACATGCCCAAACGTATTCCGCTCAGCACCATCGTCGTACATCGCGACGGCAAGCGCGTCACCCCGGAGATCGGCCGCCCCTTCGACTTCACCAGCGAGGAGGTGGCCGAGATCTCCGCCCTGGAACAGGAACTGAAGGCCCGCGGTAATCCGCAGCTCCTGTTCCGCAAGATCATCAACGAGGACCCCAATGTCAGCGCGGCGGCGGCTGTCGTAACCGAGAATGCCTCCGGCGGCACCGAGGAAACCGACTACAGCGCGATGACCGTGCCGCAGCTCAAGGAACTCGCCGCGAAGCGCGAAATCGACCTGGGCGAGGCCGCCAAGAAGGACGACATCATCGCCAAGCTGAAGGCGGATGATGCGGAGGACGAGGGCCTGTAATGGCCTTCGACTTCGCGTCGGCAAAAGCCCTGGTGCGCCAGACGGTCCACGAGACCCTCGGCGTGCCGGGGCTTTACCAGGATCACTCGATGAGTGTCCCTGAGCCCGTCCGCGTGCGCTGGCATTCCAAGATCGACCGCTTCGGCGATCTGGAGAGCAGCGGTTATGCGGAGGTCATCGAGGGCATTGATCGAGTCATCTTCCAGGCTACCGAGGCCCGCACCCTGGGCGTGCGCTCCGGCGGAACCGTCACCATCCAGGCACTTGGTGGTGTGCAGCTAACCCTGGGTGCCCAGGAGCCGGCAGACGGCCCATACGAAGAAATCTGGTCGGCGTCGAAGCTATGAGCGTCAGCGTGACGGCGGATCTCTTTGACGAGTTGGAGCGGTACTTCGACGAGCTGCCGCAGGTCACTACCGAGGCCGCTCGCCTGGCCATCAACGACACCGCCAGAGGCCCCGCCATCAGCCTGTCTCGGGACGAGATGTATGACCAGGTGAACTTCCCGGCTGGCTACCTCGGCTCCGATCGACTATTCGTGGCGAAGTTCGCGAAGAACAATGATCTGGAGGCAGTGGTCACCGGCCGGGATCGGCCAACGTCACTGGCGCGGTTCGCAACCAACCCGACACCCGGGCAACGCGGCGTGACGGTGCAGGTCCACAAGGGCCACTCGAAGATGATGAAGAAGGCCTTCATCGTGAAGCTGCGCGCCGGCCGCACGATGGATGGCCAGACATTCAACGTAGGGCTCGCAATTCGCCTGGCGCCCGGCGAGAAGCTGATCAACAAGACGTTGCCGGCCGAGGTCTACGCCACGTCGTTGGGGCCGAATGTCGTGTTGCTTTACGGCCCCTCTGTCGACCAGGTGTTCCGCGCCGTATCGGCCGATGTCGCCCCGGCCGTCGCAGATCATGCGGTCAGCGAGTTCTACCGTCAGTTCGCGAGGCTGAGCAATGGCTGATTTGATCCCGTACCGCCTGCTGGTGTTGCAGCGCCTGACAGCGCTACTTGAGGGCATCGACGCGCTTGACCAGAACGGCCAGCCCTACGTGCTTGCCGGATCGGTGTACCGCGGCAGGATCGAATTCGGTTCGGACACCCCGCTGCCGGCTGTCTCTATCCTCGAATCGCCGACGCCCGCTAATGGTGTGTTCGCCGGGGAGGCGGAGGTTCGCAGTGAGGCGTGGGTGCTGCTGATCCAGGGCTGGGCGGTAGACGATGCGCTCAACCCATCCGATCCGGCCTACTGGCTGGCGGCGGCGGTGGAGCAACGTCTCTCGCTGATCACCGCGACACGCGACGACGGCTCTGGCCGCCCCCTCGACGCGGTTAACTACCTGCTGGGCAAGCTCATCGCCGGTATCGAGGTGGGCCCGCATGTGGTCCGCCCGTTGGACCAGAAGACGTCCAGTCGGGCCTGTTTCTACCTGCCTGTACGCGTGGCTCTTGCACGGAGCATCGGAGAGCCTTATCGTTCGCAATGAATCAATATTTAGTTGATTATTTCGATTAAAAGTTGGGCATCCACTTCGAGGACTTGGGCATGATCGCTCCCGATGGCAAGAACTACACCCTTGGCCGGGGTAAGCTGTACTTCGACCAATTCGCGCCTGGCACGCAGAACACCACCGGCCAGCGCTACTTCGGGAACACTCCCGAGTTCAACGCCACCGCCGACTCGGAGGAGCTGGAGCACTTCGATTCCGACAATGGCGTGAACGTGAAGGACGACAGTGTCACGCTGTCCAATACCCGCACCGGCAGCTTCACCACCGACAACATCAACCTGGACAACGTCGCGCTGTTCTACCTCGGCGAGAAGTCCACCACCGTCCAGACCTCGCTCACCGCGCAGACGCAGACCATCAAGGTGAAGCAAGGTCGCTTCTACCAGATCGGTGCCTCGGACTCGAATCCGGCCGGCTACCGGCACCTGGACAATTTCTCGGCGAAGATCGGCTCCACCGCCGTGACGGCCGCCGGCAACTACGAAGTCGATCTCCCGTTGGGCCGCCTCTACATCGAACCGGGCTCCACCGACATCGTCGATGATGCGGAGCTGGTCCTCACCTTCGACGTGAAGGCCTACAGCCAGAACATGGTCATCAGCTCCTCGGACGAGATCGTAGGCGCGCTCTACTTCGAGTCCACCAACCCGAAAGGCGAACTGCTCGACTACTACTGGCCGTACGTGAAGCTGAGCCCCAACGGCGACTTCAATCTGAAGTCCGGTGACGACTGGCAGTCGATCCCCTTCAACATCGAATTCCTCAAGAAGGGCAACCTCGAAGCGGTGTATATCACCGACCGCGGCACCACTTCGTAAGGGGGCCGCGGCATGTCGCTTCTGGATTACACACCCGAGCGCCTGCCGGTCCTGGTCAACGGCGAGGTCCTTTTCCATGTGGAGGGGATCTCGCTTGAGGCCCTGGCCGTGCTCGTCAAAACGCACCTGCCGGACTTGGAATCCGTTTTCAACATCGTCGTGGATAGCGAAACCGCCGGCGGCTCGTTCTCCGATCACCTGTTCCGTGTTGCTCAGGGTATCGCGCTGCAGGGCCCCGGCCTGGCGGCCAACATCATCGCCATTGCATCGGGCGAGGAGGTCTCGCCGGCACTGATCGCCAAGGCCAAGCGCCTGCCGCTCACCGTGCAGGTGGACGCCATCACCAAGATCGGCAAGCTCACGTTCGAGGAGGCTGGCGGCGTAAAAAAGGGGATGGAGTCTCTGATGAACTTGCTCGCGAGCTTGCGGACGAAGCCGCTAAGCAGCAGCCCGGAGACTCCGGCTTCCTCCGCTACTACCACGGGATCCGCCGGGACGTGAGCCTGCTCCTTGCCGAAGGGCACGCGCAGGCTCGCCGCTACCCGCTGGCTCTCCTGTGGTCGGAGGCCCGCATTTGCCGCCAGCGTCACAACCAGGCTGTGCTTCAGGAGGCCGCCGTACTGCAGGCCGTTATCGGCGCTTCGATAGGTGGCAAGAAGGGCGCCCGTCACCTGACCTCTTTGCTGAAGAGGATCGAGCGCAGTGACTGACACGAGCCGCAACGTCGAGCTGGTCATCCGGGCCAAGAACCTCAGCAAGAAGACGCTGCAGGATGTCCGGAATGAGATCGAGGACATCAACAAGGCCCTCGATGCTCAGATCGACGCGTCCAAGCGCGGCCAGGGCTCGCTGAAGGACCTGGATGCCACCTACCGGCGTCTCGAAGACGCGATGAAGTCGCTGCTCCAGCAGCAGGCGATCATCAAACAGTTCGAGGCGCAGAGCGCTCGTCTCAAGGAACTACAGGATCGTCTCGGCGCTGCGTCGACGAAGTTGCGCGAGCACCAGGCTGCCATGGAAGCCGCCGAGAAGGTCACCCAGCGCCAAGCCAACACGCAGACCAAGTTGCTCAAGGCTGTCGAGCGCGCCGAGCAGGCCGTGGCTGCGCAAAGCGTCCGCCTGTCCACTCTGCGGGAGCAGGGTGAGGCTGCCGGCCTGGCGATGAGCGACCTCAGCCGCGCCCAGGATGAACTCCTGGCCGTGGGCCGGCAGCTCGCCGATACCAACGCCTCCCAGGCACAGACCTCGGAGCAGTTGGCGGCGAACATGCGCTCAGCGCAGAAGGCGGCGAAGGATCTGGCCGAGACGGAGGCCTTCGAGGCTGCGGCTGCGGCCGCTGCACGGCGGAACGCTGAAAGCGAGTACAGCCAGTTCTGGCTGAAGGAGCTGGCCAAGCGCGAGGCGGAGGAGCGCCGCTTCAACGAGATCAGTGTGCAGATGGCCGAGAAGGCGGCGAAGGAGAAAGCCGCTGCGGAGGCGTTCAACACCGAAGCCACCAAGGCCGCCCAGCGGAACCGTCAGCAGCAGGCCGAGTACGAGTACGCGCAGCTGTTCAACGCTGCTGATCAGCGCGCCGCCCAGGCTGCGGCCGTTGCTCAGCTCAACGAGATGGCAGACAAGGCCGTGGCTGCGGCCCGCGGCTACACGACGCTCGGTGATGCCAGCCAGCGGCTGACGCAGAACAGTCGCGCCTTGGCCAGCAACCTGCGCTCGATCATCGATCCAGCGGGCACCGCACGCACGACTCTTGGCGGGGTTGAGGAAGAGGTAAAGGCGCTCGACGCCGCCATCAGCCAGATCAGCGGCCCGGTGAAGGGCGCGAGCCAACAGCTCCGGCAACTCGCGGACGCGCAGAAGGCCCTGGTCAACCAGGCCGCCGGCATTGATGCCTACCAGAAGCAGGTGGAGTCTCTGCGGGCGGCCCGCGCTGGCTTCTCGGATGCCCGCGCCGCGGTGTTGCAGTACGCCCAGGCCATTCGCCAGGCAGATGCTCCGACAGCCGAGATGCAGGCGCACCAGCGGCAGCTGCAGGGCGCATTGGCGTCGGCGGCACAGCAGCTGCAACAGCAGTTGGCACGCACCCGAGAGTTGCGTGAGGGGCTTCGTTCCGCTGGCGTCGACACGAGCAACCTGGTTGCGGCGCAGCAGCGCCTGGTGGCCAGCGCCAGGACTGCTACGGGGGCTGTCCAGAAACTCGGGGCGGCCGTCGAGAAGTACGGCGAAGAGACGCGCTCCTCGGCCGAGGATCTCAACCTCTTCGAATCGAACGGCCGCACCACGCTGTCGTTCGTTCAGCGGTTGCGGGGTGAGGTGCTGGCGCTCGCCGCGGCCTATGGCGGCCTGCAGGGCGCACTCAACCTGGGCCAGCAGTCGCTGGAGTCCTTCAACACCAAGCAGGGCACGCAGAACCAACTGGCCCTGGCCGTGGGCAACGATCCGAAGCGCATTGCTGAGGAGTATGCCTACATCCGCGAGCAGGCTGACCGTATCGGGGTGGCTTTCGAAGGTGCGGCCAAAGGCTATGCCAAATTCGCGGCCGCCGCGTCGCTCGCCGGCCGCAGCAACCAGGAGATCCGCTACGTCGCCGAGACGTTCCTTGAGGTGGGCCGCGTGGCGAACCTCTCGGCCGACGACATCGACGGCGTGTTCAAGGCCCTGGAGCAGATCTACTCCAAAGGGAAGATCCAGGCTGAGGAACTGCGTGGCCAGCTCGGTGATCGCCTGTTCGGTGCTTTCGAGATCGCCGCCAAGGCGCTGAAGGACACTTACCCGGACCTGAACAAGGCCATGAAGGACGGCGAGGTAACCAGTGCCCAACTGGTCGCCATCGCCGAGCAATACCGGAAGACCGTGGCCGACCAGTTGCCGAATGCGATGAAGTCGCTCTCGGCGGAACAGGCCCGCCTGAACAGCGCGGTCTACGACTTCAAGGTGCTGATCGCCGAGTCGGGGTTCGCCGACACCTACGCCGAGCTGGTGCAGAAGCTGACGACGTTCCTGAAGAGCGACGACGGCAAGAAGTTCGCCCAGGACATCAGCACGGCGTTCAGCTCCGTGGTCACCGTACTCACCTACCTGCTGGACCACCTGGATGAGGTGAAGCTGGCTATCGAGCTGGCGTTTGGGCTCAAGGCGCTTTCCCTGGTGGCCGGGTTGGCGACGGCAATCAGCACCAAGCTGCTGCCGGCCCTGAAGCTGGCCACCACGCAATTCACCATCATGGGTAAGGAGGGCGTGTCCTCTGCAAAGGTGATTCAGCTCGCCTTCGCAGCACTGGCCGCCTTCATGACAGGTTGGCAGATCGGCACCTACCTGAGCGAGCAGTTCGCCGTGGTACGCCAAGCCGGCGTCGCGTTGGTGATTGGTCTGGAGAAGCTGTTTGCGCAGATGAAGTTCGCCGCCGAAGTCGTGTGGGTGGCTGTCAGCGAGAGCGCGACGAACAACTTCAACAAGGCATTGAACACCATCGCCGACTTCAAGGACGACGCGCTCAAGCTGTTCGCGGACCTGGCTCGGCAACTCGGACAAGAGGGCCTGGCGGACAAGATCAGTGGCTTCATCAGCGATGGCAGTCGACGTGGCCTCACCGATGTTCGTGGCGAGATCGACAAGCTGAAAGACAAGCTGGCATCCGACCTGAAGGAAATCGACGAGATCGGGTTCCAGATGTTCCAGGACGCTGCGAAGGACAGCAAGGCTGCCGCGGCCCAAGCAGCTTCCGCGTCGCCTACGGCTAGCCCCGGGATCACTGGTGGAGGCGCCACTGGTGGAGGCGACGACAAGGCCTACAAGAAGCTCGTGAAGCAGCGTGAGGCCTTGGCGAACGAACTGGTGAACGCCCTGGCCGCGGCCGAGGCGAAGATCCAGAAGAACGAGAAGCTCAGCCTGGAGAGCCGCCTCGCGGCGATCGACACCGAGTACCAGAAGGTCTACACGAAGATCGACAAGCTGTCCAAGCTGCCCGGTGGTGCCGACTTGGCCAAGCAGATGCGCTCCACGCTCGACGGCTACGTGAAGCAGCTGAAGGTCCAGGAGACGCTCAAATTCAACACCGAGCAGCAGGCGCGGAACGAGAAGGCGGTCAACGACCAGATTGAACTCCGGCAGCAGCTGATCGCTACTGTCGAGGCACAGCGCCAGGCTGGCCTGATCAGCGAAGAGGAGTCGGTCAAGCAGATCGATGCTATCAACGCACGCATCGTTCCCAACATCCAGGCGTCCGCCCAGGCGGCTATTGATTGGGCTAACGCGCACAAGGAAATCTTCAACAACCCTGGGGCGCTGGAAACCTTCCTCGCGAAGATGCAGGCGATCCAGGCAGCCGCGCAGAAGACTGCCGGCGCATTCACCCAGCTGGACAAGGTGATCGTCGACTCGATTGCCAACAATGGCGTCACGGCGATTGAGGATACCGCCAAGGCCATCGGCCAGGCAGCCGCTGGTACGGAGTCCTGGGGAGACGCCCTCCGTGATGCCGGCCGCGCTGCGGTCAACTTCTTCGCCCAACTGCTCCTTGACATCGCTCGCGCGATCATCAAGCAGATGATCCTTAATGCGCTGCTCGCCTGGGCCGGGGCGAACGGTTACAGCGGCATCGCTGGCGCCGCTCAGGCGGCCGGAGGACAGGTTAGGCACTCCGGCGGGGTAGTTGGTGTGGACACCCCGAACCGCACCCGCGCCGTATCTCCTGCTTGGTTCGCGGCAGCTCCTCGCTACCACAGCGGCGGGGTATCCGGTCTGGCTCCTGACGAGTATCCCGCAATCCTGCAGAAGGGCGAGGAGGTACTGACCGGTGACGATCCGCGCAACGTCATGAACGGCGGCCTGGGCGCGGGGCAGGGTGGCGCCGATCCGATGCAGGCGCTGACCGTCAACAACTACGTCGACGCCGAAAGCTTCATGGGCGCCGCCCTGGCGAAGCCGGCGGGCCAGCGAATGATCATGAACGTGCTGCGAGCGAACTCGTCGCAGCTCAAAGCCCTGATGGGGAGCAGATAAGCATGGCCGTCGAGATCGGCACCGCCACAGGTCATATCGACCTGATGAATAAGCTGATGGTCTTTTTGTCGACCAATGCGGATCTTGTTGCTGCCGGTCAGCAGTGGGAAATTCTCCGCAACTCCAACATGCCGATGCCCTTGGCCTGGCCTGGCCGTATTGCATTTTACAACAATGGCTCTGGAGTAAACTCATTCCCGACGACTATGCCGGATGCTGTGCCTACAGGGTTAAATTCAAGCGGCAATATCAAGATCAGGTTCGTGGGGAAGATCAGTCTACCATCCAGCGGGAGTTATGCATTCGCGTTACTCGCGAAGGACCAGATGGAGTTGCGGATTGATGGAGTTCTAATTGCGGGGGTTTATACGAGTAATGCGGCAAACAGTTTCGCTCAGACTGGAAACGCCGTAACTCTAACGGCGGGACTTCATGACATCGAGGTAACGTTCGTCACGGGCAGCACCGCAGGGATCGGTATGTCGTTGGGGTGGAAGAAGCCCGGGGACGCATCTTTTTCGATTATCCCCGCAGCAAATTACAGCGACATGACAGGTTCGTTTGGGTACGCCGATTATGCGAATCCGTCAGCCGCCGATATGCAGGCCGTTGTTGCGGATAAAACGTACGACATCAAGGGGCCTGGGTTATCGGGTTCTGATGAAATATATATGGCGATGCGTACTGCGAGTTCCGCACAAGGTGACTTTTATAACGTTCTGTCGAGGTACACGACCGGCTACAATGAAAACGCGTTGTCGAGTCAACAACCCGGAGCGGGCCCAAACACTTTTTCACTAATGTGGAACCAAGAGATCAAGTACTGGTTCATTGCCAACGGACGCCGTTTCATCGTCATCGCGAAGGTCTCGACGACCTATGCCAGTCTGTATGGCGGTTTCATCCTGCCCTACGGCTTACCGTCTGAAATCCCATACCCGATTGCCGCTGGAGCCAGCTGCGCGATCAATGCCCGTTGGTCAATCCAAACTGAGAACCATAGTTCGTTCTGGAATCCTGGTGGGTACGACAGCGCCTCAGTTGGAGGCCTGTATTTGCGCAGGACAGACGGGGCCGCAGACGTTTTCAAGAATATTTACTATTCGAATGCGGCTCCTGGAAAGACCTACCCATATAGCGGACTCATCGCGTTCCGCACGTCTCCCAGTAATGATTATGCCTTGCAACCGGTGGTCCTCTATTCGACTGCGGGGGGCGGCAACGTATGGGGGGAGCTTGACGGCGTGTTCCACATATCTGGCCACAACAACGCATCCGAAAACACGCTGCTCATCGAAGGGAAGACCTACTTGGTCGTCCAGAGTGGCTATCGCACTACGGCCAGTGATTACGCGGCGATCCTCTTGGAGTAGTTCTATGGCCTATCAAACAGGTGTGACCAGTTCTCTCGCTGACTTGATCACGACACTGCTGACTTTTGCAGATGCAAACGGTTTCGACCTTGGCCCGACTGGCACGTACACCGGTACGGGAGTTAGCGGTTCTAGCGGTACTTTCAATATCGTGTCGCTGGTTAAAAACGGCATCTATTACCTATTCGCCCAACCCACCACGGGGACGACCTACCTCTGGATGAATACGGCATCGTCCTACGCTGGAGGCTCCACGGCGTCCTGGGCCAACGTGCATGCCAGTTGGTGCCGCGTCGATAATCTCGCTGGCCCCCATGTCGGCTACCACATGTTCAGCGACGGCAGTGGCGTGAACGTGGCCGTAGAGATCGTCACCAATGTCTTCGCCCATTTTAATTTCGGCGAGCTTCAGAAGAACGGCGATTACGAAGGCGGTCAGTACGTCACGGGCCTGTGTGTTTACGGGATTAGCGGTTCGTCCCTGAACGATATGACAAGCTTTTTCAACTACATTCCATTTGGCGCCGTGAATGTGGGCAGCGAGTCTCCGGTTTATGGTTCAGTCCGTGGGCACGTGCGAACGCCGGTTAGTGGACCGACGTCCGCCATAGAGCGAAATACGGGCACTGTCACCTACAACACGGGCATGGCATCCGCTGTTGGACGCCCCCTGATCAGCGCGTCACCCAATGCGGCGAATGGGCGTGCCGCGCTCGTTCCAATAGCCCTGGTGCAGGCATCCAGCGGAATGACGGGCCCGTTCTACCAGTTGGGATACGTCGGTAATGCCCGTCTCCTCAATATCGCCAATCTGCAGCCAAAGGAAGTGGTCAACACCGACTGGATGGTGTTTCCCGTGTCGCAAAAGAACGGCCCCGCTACGACCTATATCAATAGCGCCAATTATGGGATTGCCTACCGAAAATGAGCACCATATGGCCGTCGGTACTGATCAGCGACACGCCTGGCCCGCACTCGCCGGATGCCTACAACACTGCGCTTCCGTCGAATGGGGGAACTGCGCATCTCTCTGACGGCCACATCGGCGTATCTGCAGACGGCGATGGTCTCGTCGGGGAGCTACCTCGCGTGGTCTCTGGAGGCATTTGGCCGGCGGTCAACGACGCGTTCTACAACCGAATCCTCATCGATCCGTCGCAGCTGGACATGGGCAATCTGCTCAGCAACCAGACGCGTGTCATCACGGTGTGGAACGGCTTCCTCGTCCAGAAGGAGCTGCAAGGGTTCCAGCGCCTCAATGACGCTGGAGTCAGCGTGACGGAGCCGGTGACGCCGCCCTACCAGATGCGGCCGCTGGAGCAGTTGAACTATGTCCTAAGCGTCACCACGGACGGCCCCGCTGTCATCGACGCGCAGTACGTATGGACCGTAGATGCCATCGACTATTCGGCTGCTGTCACGGGCCGCCGTGTTGTCGTGTGGCCGTTCGGCCCGAACTGGAACACGGAGGTCACCGAGGTCCTGGAGTGGCTGACCAACATCTTGCGGTCGTTCGACGGCAGCGAACAGCGCCGTTCGATTCGCACCAAGGCACGGCGGAGTTTCAGCTACACGTTCCAAACCGCCAGGCATGAGTCGGCCCGCGCCGAGAACCTGTTGTGGGGTTGGCAGAACCGCGTCTACGCGCTGCCGGTGTGGACCGACAAGTCGAAGCTGGACTCCAACCAGGCGCAGGGCGACACGGTGATCAGCCTGCCCACTGACACCTACTGCTTCACGGCCGGCGGCTTGGCCGCGTTCTACGCCGACACGAGCAGCATCGAGGTAGTGGAGATCGACACCGTCAACCCGGGCAATCTCGTGCTGAAGCGCCCCCTGGAGGGCAACTGGCCGAAAGGCACTGTCGTCATGCCCGTGGTACTCGGCCACCTCCCAACCAGCGTCCCGTTGGCTCGGCGTTCCAGCCAGGCCGTGACAGGTGTGCTGACCTTCACCTGCGATCCGGTGTCGGTGGATCCGTTCACTCCAGATGCCGCTGCGCCAGTCACGTACAACGGGCTGGAGGTGCTGCAGCGGCAACCGAACTGGGGCGAGACATTGAGCAACGACTTCCAGTACCAGTTCGACACGGTTGACCAGCTAACTGGCGCCATCGGTTGGGATCAAACCGAGGAGTTCCCGCGCATCCAGCGGACTTACCCCTGGCTGCTCAATGGCCGTCAGCAGATCCTCGCATTCCGCCAGATGCTGGGCCGCCTGCGCGGACAGTCGAAAACCCTCTACGTGCCGACATGGCATGACGATTTCGTGGTCATGCGGACAATCGGCGCCGCAGACGTTGGGATCTCGGTGCTGGACAACGAGTTCCGCCAGATGGTCGGCGCGGATCTCGCTCGCGATCGGGTGATGATCCGCTTGAAGGACGGCACGAACTTCTATCGCAAGATCGTCGGCATCTCGACTGACGGCACCTACACCATCCTGACCATCGACGCGCCGCTGAACCGGGAGATCCAGGTCAACCAGGTGAAGACGGTGCATCTCCTCATGCGTAGCCGACTCGCGGCTGACTCGATCACCCTCTCATGGCGGTCGGGCAAGGTCGCCGTCGTCAACGCGCCTTTCATCACGGTGAAAGAATGAGCTTCGACAGCATTGAGCAGAGCGTCGACAGCGGTCGGCCTATCGAACTGTGCCAGGTCTCCTACACCGGCAACCTCTGGTTCTACACCAGCGCAGACCGGGAGATCGTGTTCGACGGGCGCACGTTCAAGCCCGTACCGATGAAGGTGCCTGACCGCGAATCGAGTTCCGATTCGAACAAGTCGTCCGGCACCTTCACGTTCGCACGTGACGTGGAAGTCGCTGAGATATTTCGCATCCAGCCGCCGTCCGAGCCGGTAATCGTGACCGTCTGGAGTCAGCACTACCTGGACGACGGTTTCGTGGTTGCGTGGAAGGGCCGCATCGTCAACGCCGAGTGGAAGGGCGCCTACGTCGAGCTGACCAGCGACACCATCTTCACGTCGATGAAGCGGATGGGGCTGCGGCGTCGTTATTCGAGCAACTGCCCGCACGCTCTCTACGGCGCCGGCTGCGGCGTATCTCGCGACGCCTTCAAGGAGGTGAGCACCGTCAGCGGCATGTCGGGGCTCTCGATCTCTGTGTTCAGTGCTGTTGGCAAGCCCGACAACTTCTATGCGGGCGGCTACATCACTTGGGAGAACAATCTCAATGGCAACGTCGAGAAGCGGATGGTGCGGTCCTCCGTGGGGGCAACTGGCGTGCTGACGCTGGCATCGCTGCCGGTTGCCCTGGCGGGCCTTCAGTCGGTGACGCTGTACCCAGGTTGCGATCACACGCTGGGCCCTGGGGGCTGCCCCAAGTTCGCAAATGAGCGACGTTACGGCGGCTGCCCCTATATCCCGAAAAAGAGCCCGTTCGGCGGCACGCCGATCTACTGAGGAGCCATCGACATGTGGGTTCAACTGGCGATTGCCGTGGCAATGATGGTCATCTCCTACGCCATGACCTCTTCAATGAATCAGGGCATGAAGCCCGAGGCCGGTAGTCTGGATATCCCGACGGCTGAGGAGGGGGGCAACGTGCCCGTCGTGTTCGGGGAGAACCTGCTGAAGAACACCAACGTCATTTGGTACGGCGATCCGAAGATCACGAAAATCAAGTCGAAGGGGGGCAAGAAGTGAAGGTCCTACTCGAAGATGCTGTGGTGCTCGGCTACTGCCGCCCCGGTGCGGCGAAGTTTTTCCGCCGGCATGGGCTGGACTGGTGGACCTTCAAGGAGGAAGGACTGCCCATCGAGCAGATCGAACGCATCGACGATGAGATGGCTCGCGCTGTCGTCGAGCAGGCGCGCCGTCGCCAGGCAGGTGAAGCATGAGTTCCGGAAGCAAGTCGCAGACGGTCGGCTACAAGTATTTCATGGGCGTTCAGCTGGCCGTATGTCACGGCCCTGTAGACGCAGTGCTGGAACTCATCGGAGGTGACCGCACGGCCTGGACGGGCAACGTGACGTCGTCGGGCAGCATCACCATCAACCAAGAGGAGCTGTTCGGCGGTACGTCGAGAGAAGGCGGTTGGGCCGGGACTATCGACATCTGCATGGGGGAAGACACCCAGGAGCCGAATCCCTATCTGGTCAGCAAAACCGATGGCATCGTCCCGGGTTACGTGGGGCTGCTCACAACGGTGTTCCGCCAGTTCTACTGGTCGGCAATGAACCCGTACTTCAAGGCGCCCTGGTGGCGTGTTCGCAGGATCTTGAAAGGATGGAGCCGTGGCTCGGCGTGGTATCCGGAGAAGGCGCAGATCGGGCGCGACATGAACCCGGCGCACATCATCTACCAGTGCCTCACCGACACGGAGTGGGGGATGGGGTACTCGCCGGACGACATTGATGACACCAGCTTCCGAGCGGCAGCCGATAAGCTGTACAGCGAGGGCTTCGGGCTCTCCTGGGTGTGGGAGGACCAGTCCTCGATCGAGGACGTTGTCCAACTGTTCGTCAACCACATCAACGCGGCCCAGGGATTGGATATGGAGACCGGCCGATTCGTCCTGGTGCTTATTCGGGACGACTACGATGTGGCGTCACTCCCTGAGCTGAACCCCTCTAACATCCTTTCGCTGGACTCGTTCCAGCGCGTCGCTTGGGGCGATACCGCCAACGAGATCGTTGTCACCTACACCGATCGTGATCAGAACGACGCGACTGTCGCCGTTCAGGATCCAGCGAGCATCGCCGCGCAGGGGGCAGTGGTGTCGACGACTCGTAGTTACCCAGCCATTCGGGAGTTCGATCTGGCTGTGCGTGCGGCCATGCGAGACCTGAATATCGCCTCCTCCCCTTTAGCCAAGGTCACGCTGGCTGTGAACCGCGTGGCCAGCCGCTGGATGCTTGGCAAGGTGTTCAAGCTGACCTGGCCGCGTCTGGGTATCAATGGAGCGCCATTCCGCGTCACGGCGATTCGTCCTGGCTCGTTGCCGGATAGCATTGAGATCGAGGCTCTTGAAGACATCTTCGGGTTGCCCAGCAACGCCTACACCGGCCAGCAGCCATCCGGATGGGTTGAGCCGTTGAACCCGCCTGCACCGGCCATTGCTGCTCGCGCAATCGAGGCTCCGTATTGGGACTTGGTACACCAGATGAGCGCGGCGGATATCGCATATCTCGAACCAGGCTTCGGATTCGGCGGGGTACTCGCGGTGAAGCCGACCGCAGACAGCTATGGCTTCGATCTGTGGGAGGCCCCTGCCAACGCGGGCCCCTATTCGTTCATGGCGGCGGGGGACTTCGTTGCCAGCGGCACGCTCGCAGCCGATATGCCGATAAGCGCGGGCCCCGTGACGTTCACGCTGCGCAACATGATCGATGTCGACGAGGTCGACCTCGGCACCTACTTCTACATCGACAACGAGGCTTTCGGCGTCACAGCGATCAACCCGTCGACCGGTGTCGTCATTGCAACGCGTGCCGTGCTCGACACCGTGCCAGCGCTCCACGTCGAGGGCGCCAGGGCGTGGTTCATGGACCAGGCTGACGTGTACGATCCAACGCAGCGCACCAGCGCCGAGGTGGCCTACTACAAGCCGCTCACGCGTACCGGTCGAGGCACCTTGCCTCTTGCCTCGTCGCCCGCCTACAGCGTGACGATGGCGAACCGGGCGTCCCGTCCGTACCCGCCCGGCAACGTCAAGGTGAACAGCACCTACTTCCCAACCAAGGTGTACGGCGACCTGGCCGTGACGTGGTCTCATCGCGATAGGAATCAACAAACGGTTGATTTGATGCCGTTCACGAGTGGTAACATCGGCCCGGAAGTTGGTACGACCTATACCGTGCAGGTGTTCGACGGCACCACGTTGAAGCGCACCTACACGGGAATCACCAGTACCTCTTGGTCGTATGCCCTGGCCGACGTGGTCGCAGACGGTGTGCTGCAGACGCCACGCCTAGTGCTCGCCAGCTCGCGTGACGGCCTCGCGTCCTGGCAGCGGCACGACATCACAATTGATCGCCACGGCCTGGGCTTCCACCTAGGCGAGGATCTCGGAGGAGTCGCAGCATGACACTGGCCACTGGGCCTAACACAGGCCTCCTGATTAACGGCGCTCCCGGCGAGGCGCATTACGCGCAACTGGTGGCCAAGTGGCGCTGGGAAGACTTCCTGCTTCAGCCTGTTGTGAAAAGCCGCGTGACGGCTCTCCCAACCACCGGGCAGGTGGAGGGGGACGCCTATCTCTTCATCGGGACTGGGACCAACGCCAACAAGATCGCTCGCTGGTGGGCGACGGGGGCCACCACGGCCCAGTGGGAATACCTAGTACCTAAATCCGGCTGGCGCGTACAGATTTCTGGCGAGTTGGATGCCTACGGGCAGGTGAAAACGTACGAGTACAGCGGCACAGCATGGAGCGAGAAGTCTGCTGGGGGTATTTCACAGGCGGACGCCGATGTGCGCTACGAGCCCAAGCGGAAGGACAACCTCACCGCTACAACCAACCCGTCTGCGGCGGATGACCAGGTGCAGGGCTATAGCGTGCTGAGCCGATGGGTGAACACAACGACCGGCGAGATGTGGCTTTGCCTCAATGCGAGTACCGGTGCTGCGAACTGGCAGCAAGCCACGCTGTCGCTGGATGAACTCGGCAGTGCGGCACTGGCGAACGTGGGAGAGGGACCTACCGAACTGCCAACCAATGCGGCTGTCGCGACGGCGCTGCAGCCGCTGGAAACGATGATCTGGATGGGGCTCTGACCATGACGCCGAAGAACTGGAAGTTGACAGCCTACACGAACAACACCTGGACCGACGTCGTCGGTGAGGCCGCCATCCTGGCTTCGATCCTGGTCGCGAACACCGATCCGGCCAACGCCATCAACGTTCAACTGCGGCTGTCCGGCGGCGCGGTGATCCTGCCCGCCAGTTCGGTCCCCGCATCGAGCAGCTACACCCTGGACCTGCGCAGCCTGAACATCGGCAGTGGCGAGACGCTGCAACTGCAGGCCTCTGCTGCCGGCATCAACGCCATCGCATCCGGGGCGGTGTGACATGGGCGCCGCACTGAAGCCCCTGCTCAAGCGCCTGGCCGTGGGCAGTCCGGCTGCGCTGCCCACACTGGACCTGGACTTCCTGGCCCAGCTCTACAAGGTGTCCGACGGCGCCGGCGGCATGAGCAGCGTCGCCTTCGCCGACCTGATCACGTTTACCCGGTCGAGCGCTGCCTGGCGCTTTAACGCCTCCGGCGTGCTGGAGCAGGTGACCTCCAACCAGCCGCGTTTCGACTACGATCCGGTGGCGCTGCAGCCTGGCGGATTATTAATCGAGGAGCAGAGGACAAACCTACTGATCCAGTCGGACGATTACAGCGTCTCATCATGGACAAAGTCACTGGCCACTGTCGAGTCATCCTCGGTGGTCTCCCCCGCTGGCGGAGTTATGCAGAAGCTGGTGGACAGCACCACCAACGATCTGCACTCGCTCTACCAGATATGCTCCATCACGGGCGGTACAGCATATTGCTATTCGGTGCACGCGAAGCAGGGCGAACGCCGCTACGTTTTCCTGAATATCGGTTCATCTCGTAGCCAGTGCGCCGTTGCGGCCTTCGACCTCCAGACCGGAACTTTGTTGAGAACCTACAACAATGGGAATACTTGGGCAGGTATCGCTGCCGGCGTGATCAATGTCGGCAATGGCGTTTACCGCCTGTGGGTTAGTGCGACTTCCCCGGCAGGTGCGACATCAGGCAATCCGGCGATTTGGTTGGTAAGCGACGGTGCCGTTGCATCGGCCATACCTACCTATGCTGGCGATGGTGCTTCTGGCGCTTATTTGTGGAGACAGCAATTCGAGCCAGGCGCTTTCCCCACCAGCACCACTCCTACAACCAGCGCCCAGGTAACCCGCGCTGCGGATGTGGCGAGCGTGAATACACTGAGCCCTTGGTTCAATCCGGACGAGGGGACGCTGTTCGTTGAGGGAGCCCCGCTGTCTGTTGCTGGGCCGGTAAAGCGTGCTGCGGCTTTCACCAACGGTACCCAGCAGAACCGGATCGTGCTCGACCTTGCGGCAAATACTGGTATCACTGAGTACCTGGTCACTGCCAGCGGGGTATCAATGGCGTCGATCACATCCGCTGCAATAGGTACGGCCGGCACTATCAGGATGGCCGGGGTGTACGGCGCTACCGATTACCGCATGGCCGCCAAGGGAGTGCTTGGCACCGGGACGGCGCCTGGTGGTGCTGTTCCAGCTATCACCAAGCTGGAGTTGGGCGCGCTGGTCGGTGCGCAGTTCTTCAACGGGCACATTCGTCGGGTTCGCTACTGGCCACGCCGGCTGTTCGACAACGAACTGCAGAGGATCACCGCATGATCGACTACTACCTGCGTGTGGCCTCTGCCCAGGCGCTGGAGCAGGCCCTGCTGGATACCGGCGCGGCCTCCATCGAGGACGGCCAACTGGTGGCCGCGCCCGGCGTCGCGCTCGACATCATCGGCACATGGTACGACGTACCGGCAGAGGAGGGCGCGGAGCCGGTGCCGCGTGACGGCTTCTACGCCAACGTCAGATCGGAGGCGCCTATCACCTGGCCGGCCGGCGTGGAGCTGCCGGAGCCGGAAACGCCCTGGAGGGTATGGGCGTAGAGATTGCTCTCGGGGTGGCTCGCCGCTATTATTCTCAACTAAATGTTGATTATCCGCTGCAAGGTGCCCAATGACCGACAACCTTCGAGCCCTGGATACGCCGCCGCAGCACCCCCGCCCCCCGGAGGGGCGCCACAGGGTTCAGATGGACCTGACGATCAACATTCCCACCATCATTACCCTGGTCACCATGATGGCTGGCGTCGTCACCTTCGGGGTGAAGACCTACAACGACCTGGCTGCCGCTGACGCGAATCAGCAGCGCGACATCTCGATGCTCCGCGTTGACGTGGACCGCGTGAGCGCCGCCCAGGCTGATACCGCAAAAGAGGTTCGAGTCGCGACCGAGACTCTCCGCAAGGAGAACCGCGAGGACTTTCGCGAGGTGAGGAGCACCCTCGAAGACATCAACCGCCGGCTGTCACCATCGAGCCCGGCAACCCTGCGAGGGTGGACTAAATGACCGCCAAGGCCCCGCGCTCCGTGCGCAACAACAACCCGGGGAACATCGACCACGTGCCGGCGAACAAGTGGCTCGGGATCCTCCCCATGGACCAGCGCAATGCCGACCAGCTCGCTGAGCCGCGCTTCGAGGTGTTCGAGTCCCCGGTCTACGGCTTCCGGGCGCTGGAGCTGCTCCTGCAGACCTACCACGACCGCTACGGCGCCGACACCATCCGCAAGATCATCAACCGCTGGGCACCGTCCAACGAGAACAACACCGATGCCTACGTGCGGGCCGTGGCCAAGGCGGTAGGTGTGCGGGCCGACGATCCGATCGACACCCACCAGTACGTCTATGCCCGCCCGCTGGTCGAGGCCGTAGCCAACCACGAGACCGGCATCGATCCTCGTACCGGCAAGGCGTACCGCTGGGATCCGGCGCAGATCGACGAGGGGTTGCGCCGCGCGGGCGTGATTCAACCGGCCGCCCAGGTGGCTAAGATCCCGGTGACCAAGGAGACCGTCGGTGCAACCTCCGTCGGCGCCCTGGGCCTGGCACAACTGGGTGACGTCATGCCGAAGGTCGCCGATGCGATGAGCCAGCAGGACGCCAACATCAGTTCTGGCTCATGGATCCGCATCGCCTTCGGTGTGGCGACTATCGCCGTGGCGGTGTTCATCGCCTGGAGCCAGGTGCGGAAGCACCAAGCGGGGCTGGAATGATCGCCACGCTGTGGGGCCGTATCCAGGCGGCGCTGTTAACCCTCATGGCCGTCGTGCTGGTGCTGTTCGGCGCCTACGCCTTGGGCGGCCGTGCAGCGCGCAAGGCAACCGAGCAGAAAACTCAGCGGCGGACGATCGAGGCCGCCCGGGAGCGTTCCGATGTTGAAATGCGTGTCGATCGCCAGCCTGACGGTGCTGCTGCTGAGCGGCTGCGTAACGAGTGGTCAAGGGACTGACCTCGGCTGCACATGGGCCAAGCCGATCTACGTCAGCCGCCTAGACCAGTTCACCGATGGCACCGCCCGCCAGATCCAGGAGCACAACGAGACTGGCGCGCAGCGCTGCGGCTGGAAGCGCACCGGCAAGTAGGCTCAGCGCGTCAGCATCACCCGTACAGCCTGGCCGTCCGCCACGCTGATCTCCTGCGTCACCGTCCCTCCCTGCTGCCAGGCGCCCCCACCGACGGGGGCCAGCCAAACGACTTTCGACGACACGAAATAGCGGCCCGCCGGCAGCCCGCTGAACGCGAAGTTGCCCTGGGCATCTGCCGTCGTCTGCCGCACGTACTGGTTACGCCGCGGATCGAAGGAGGGCTGCAACGGCTCGATCTGTCCGTAGAAGTCGCGCGGCGGCTCAGGATCTCGGTTCCCATAGGCTGCGTAGTAGGCGCTGGAGTAGCTGGTGGCGGGCTCCAGGATCACGGCGTTGCCGGCGCCCAGTTGCACGGTCCCGCCGGCCGTCTTCATGAACACCTGGCCGGTGACGCTGGCGCTACCGTTCTGCTGCAGCGATGCGTACTCCGCAGCGGGGAAGGGCGGTAGGTCGACGAGGGTTCGCGGTTTGGGCGCTGCGCAGGCGGCGAGGGCGGCCGTGAGGGTGAGTACCGCGAAAGTCCTTGTGGCGTTCATGCATCGGCTCCTTGAGCAGTGTCGGCGGAGTGCCAGCATAGCAAGTCGTCAGTCGTCACGCCGCTACCGCTTCGGCCCTCGCTGCCTCAGCTTGCTCCAGCGCTTTCTCGCGCTCCCGCAAGATGCGGAAAGCAATCGGCCCTTCGTGCAGGCTTTCCGGCTTCAAGTTCGTATAGCGGCGGAGCTGATTCCAGTCCTTGTGGCCGGACACAATCGCCACCTCCTGGATTGCAAAGCCCATCTCGAAGAGCAGACTGATGCCGTGATGGCGAAGATCGTGATAGCGAAGATCGATCACGCCGGCTCGACCCCGGGCCCGTTGGAAGGCTGCTTCCACGGATTTCGATTTATAGGGGAAGATCAACTCTTGGCCCTCGGCCCGCGGCTGGCGCATTACAATTTCGAACGCCCCATTCAGCAGAGGCACGACCTGGTCGTTACCCACTTTTTCATTCGGGTGTTTTCGATCTCGAATGATGATGGTGCGGTTCTTCTCATTGAGGTCCGCCCATCGCAGTCGAGTAACTTCGCTAGAGCGCATGGTTGTGGCGATGGCGAAATCGATCAGGTCATCCAGGGGGAGAACGGTGCTCAGTTCGGCTTTTATTCGGTCTAGCTCGTCGCCCTCTGGCCGGCGGTCTCGCTCTCTGCTCTTACCGACCAACCCGAGGCTCCGTAGCGCAACACGGGCCTTTTTGAATTCCTTCCACGGGATCACGAGTGACCAGAATGCTTCGGCAGCTTTGAGCACCGTATTGATCATCGTAAGGTCCATCAGGCGAGTAGCTTTGGACGCGGCAGAGCGCTTTTCCTGAACCCACTTCAGAAGATCGGTAGCGTTCAGGTCTCCTAGGGTAAGCCCCTTCGTAAGCCTCTTCAGAGTGAGGTAGTTGTTCCGGCTCTGCTTGAGGTTCTTCCGCAGTGGGAGGATCTCGTCGACGTACTTCTGCACGAGGTCGCTGATCTCGTCCTTCGTGTGCGCCAGCTCCCGCTTGTGCATCGCGTTCTCGATCTCGGCGATCCACACCTTAGCCTCGGCCCTCTTCGCGAAGGTTTTCGTCGAGGTTGGATGCCCCTTCATTCTGACGACGGCACGCCACTTCTCCCCGCGCTTGACGATCGTTCCCAT